GAGGGCGTCCCGCTCACCCCGGGACCGGGACGGTGACGACTCTCAGTCCTCCTCAAGGCCCCAGCTGTGGATGCGCCTCGGGTGGACCCGGATCACCTCGTCGCTGAAGTGCGGGCCCAACTCGTTTGGTCCCGTGAGGAGTTCGGCCTCACCCCGGATGTCGACGCCGCGCACCTTCCAGGGACGCACGCTCACCACGTCGTCGACGACCAGCGCGACCTTCGGGTTCTTCTCCAGGTTGCGCCACTTCTTGGTGCCGCCGAATAGCTGCGGAAGACACCTCTAGAGTGACAGACTCGCCCCGTGCCACTCGAACCCGCAATCACCGTCGTCCGCAGGGTCATCCGCTGCTTCGTCTACGCCAGGATCAGCGAGGACCGTGAAGGCGCACACCTCGCCACCGAGCGACAGGTCGCCGACTGCCGCGCCATCGCCGGCCAACTCTCCACTCCGCAGGCCGAGTACCAGATCGTCCGGGTCTTCGAGGACAACGACCTCTCCGCCTACTCGGGCAAGCGCCGCCCCGACTATCAGGCGATGCTCGCAGCCCTCCGCGACGAAGAAGCGGACTGCGTCATCGCCTGGCACACCGACCGGCTCCACCGCTCGCCCGTAGAGCTGGAGGAGTACATCGACATCTGCGGCCCCAAGGGCATCGACACTCGCACAGTGAAGGCCGGCCAGCTCGACCTGTCCACCGCCACCGGCCGGATGATCGCCCGGCAGCTCGGCGTCCAGGCGCGCTACGAGGTCGAGCGGATGATCGAGCGGGCCAGGCGTGCGCGCGATCAGAAGGTCGAGCACGGTGAATACACGGGCGGCCCGCGGCCCTTCGGATATGAGGCCGACGGCGTCACCCCCCGCACCCTGCTATGCCCGGACTGCGGTCGAACCGGCCCGGACGGATTCACCGTTCGCCGCCAGTGCGACGGCTGCGGCGCGGTCGACCAGTTCACCCGGAACCTCTCATGCCGGGGATGCGAAGCCAAGGACACGCTGACGGTGACCCACGTATGCGCGAACTGCGGCATCGAGGCCAGGTTCGAGAAAGGGTCGGAGGCCGCGACGCTGCGCGACGCCGCGGACGCCATCCTTGCCGGAACGTCCCTGAACTCCCTGGCCCACGAGATGGCAAATGCGGGCCTGGTCACCAGCCACGGCAAGCAGCAGCGTGCACCCAACCTGCGGGCCGTTCTGTTGCGGCCACGGAACGCGGGGCTGATGAAGCACCGCGGGGACGTCGTGGGCCGGGCGGACTGGATGCCGCTCCTGGATGAGGCGACGTGGCGGAGCATGGCGGCAGTCCTTGAAGACCCGTCCCGCAAGCCGTCGGCCGCGAACGTCCGCAGGCATCTCGGGTCGAACATCTATCTGTGCGGGGTGTGCGGTGCGACGTTGAAGGCGTCGTCGAAGCCGAATCGGCGCGGCGGCGGTACGCGCCCGGTGTACCGGTGCCGGGTTAAGGACTGCGTGACCCGGGATCTCCCCGACCTGGACTCCTACGTGATCATGCAGCTGATGGACCGCCTGACCCGGCCGGACGCTCATGACCTGTTGAGCCCGCGCGAGGACCCGGTCGACGTGCGCGCCTTGCAGGGGGAGATGCGGGCTGCACGCCGACGGGTCGACGAGCTGGCCGCCTCGTTCGGTGCAGGCGAGATGGACCGGCAGGAGTGGCGGGCCGCGTCCGGGCCGGCGCGGGCCCGGCTTCAGGCCGCGGAGGACAAGATGAAGGCGGCGGTGAAGCGGAACCCGGCGGCCGAGCTGGTCAGCGCCGAAGATCCTGTGGCGTTGTGGAACAGTCCGGGCTTCGACCTGTCACGGAAGCGGGCGAACATCGACTACCTGATGTCGGTGACGGTGCATCCGGCGAGGCGGGGGCGGTTGCCGGGGGGCGGCTACTTTGACGAGTCGACCGTGGAGATCGATTGGAAGTAGGGGTGCGCCCCTCGGTCCGGGGGTCCGGAACCGAGGGGCGCGGCGACCGATCGCCGCTGCCTGGGGGGCGATGCGACGACCGGCCGGCTTGTGGGGGCGTGGTGCTGTTGCCCGCCTTGTTCAACGGAACGCACAGGCCAGAGGTGGTTCACACGATCGAGTGAACATGCGTTCGATTTCTGGACGCTACCCGTAGCCCTGCGGCATATGCCAGAAGGCCGCAAGGCTGAGCGTTCCACGGGTCGAGCAAAAGCGACAGTTTAGGTACTGACACAAGATCGCTGCACTCAGAGCGTTTACCGAGTGCCAGCCCGCCGCAATACCCGACCCGACTGGGTCCGTGCCAGACAGATCACCCTCGGCCACCGGATCGGGGACCTCAGACGTGCCGCCGAACTCACCCAGGATCAGCTAGCCGACCGCATGGGGGTCGAGCGGAGGACCATTCAGCGGTATGAGAATGCGGTCACCGACCCACGGTATGCAGATCTGCTCCTGCTGGCCCACGCCCTGCGCGTACACGTCACCGACCTCCTCAACGGGTAGCCGTCATCCCCAGCGGCGCCCGGCTTGAATCCGAGTCAATAACAGAACCAGCGTTAACGGAAGAGTGCCGGGTGCATATATCTGCGTGGCCCCTGTGAGCCCCGTGTGAACATCTGACCCGGCGTGCATCTGTGGCCCGAGCCGACCAACCGGTTTCACACCCCACGCTCCGGTGACCCGCCGCAGAACAGGGGAGCACTGCGACGGGCCACCACGGCCGGCCCGAACGGGGCGTCGGGGCGGCCGGCACATCCCGCCACCGGCGTCGGGGTAGGCACCGGTGGCGGGGGCTCAGAGCTTCGTGCCGATCGCGATGGTGTTGTTGCCCGCCATCTCCGTCATCGCACGCAGCAGGATCCCGAGACGCCGGTCGCCGACCTCCATCAGCCAGCCCAGATTCACATGATGCGGGCCCGCCACCGACAGAATCACGTCGAGGAAAATGCGCTGCTCCTCGTCCAGGCCGAGACCGAACCGCTCCTTGGCGACTCGGTCCCAGGCGCAGCCCACCGGCGTGCCCTGATCGTTCGTCACGATCAGGGCCCGGCGTACGTTCTCGCGGGCGAGGAGGGTCTCCTCCTCGATGAGGGCGCGTAGGGCGGCCTTGTCCCGTGGCTGCGTCGACTGCTTGAAGAGCAGCGCCTTGAGCGCCAGGATGACGGTGTCCTCCTGCTCCTCCTGGTCGAGGAGCGGTGTCGTCTCGGTCATCGGGATGCCTCCATGGGGAGCGGGTTGCCGACCGGGCCGAGCGCGGCGGCAAGAATGGCAGGGTCAGTGAGGCGACCAGAACCGTCGGGCCGGTGCAGCCAGAAACGGCCGCACGCCTGCCGCCCCGTTGGCGGGCAGTGCAGTGGCGTACCCGCGGGCTGCACCAGGACGTGGCGGACGTGGGTCAGCGTCCCGTCGGAACCGGTCGGCAGCAGCCACCAGGCCCGCTCGAGCAACGGGTCGACGAGGACCGGGCCGCGGCGCTCCTGGCGGATGCGGCTCAGGGCCTCCATGCCGTCGGTGAGCATCGACTCGGCGACGAGCCAGTGGGGGCCGCTCCTCAGTGGAGCGAGGGCCCCCAGTGCCCATGCCTGGCGTGCGAGGTCCGGGCGCGCCGAGCAGTCGGCGAGCCATGCGTCCCCAGCCTTGACGTGCTCCGCAGCCCCGGTGATCTGTCTCACATCAGTGACCGTAGGTGCGGCCCCAAGGCGTCGCCGACCGGAATCCGGTCGGTGCCCTCAAGCAGCCAGGATGCCGATCTCCGCCGCCAGCTCAGCCGCACGCCGCCGACGAGGAGCCTGCGTCGACTCCGTCTCCTCGAGGAGAATGGCACGCGCATACCCGTTGTACTTGATCGTCTCCGGTGCCGCCTTGTACGCCTTCGCGAGGGTCGCGATCGCCACATCCGGCTGCCCGTCCAGATGGAACGCCCGAGCCTCCTCAATCCGATGACGGGCCCGCCGCGGCTTCGACTTGATGACCGACTCATCCGCTCGAGCAACCTGCCGCACAGACTCCCCGCCCTGGTGCAGCTCAACGGCGACGGTCACCGCGTGCGCACCGATGATGGCCCGGGAGAACGACGTCACGGGATGGTAGTAGTCGGCAGGCAGCCGCTCCGCCATGGTCCGCGCCTTGTCCCAATGCCCCCACGCCGTGCCCGTCTCCCGTCGGCGGGCCGCCGTGTAGCCCAACTCGAACCGGAGCGCCCCCGCGATGGCCAGCAGATCATCATCCGCATCGGGCAGCAGCGGCTCGAGGAAGCGGACCGCCTCCAAGTTGACGGCGTCCGCCGCGTCGAAATGGTGACGGCCGGAATCACGATGCGCTTGGGCGAGGAGCCAGGCTGCGACGCCGATCGTGTGCGGGTCGCCCGAATCCTGGGCGGCCACCATGCCCCGCTCTGCGACACGCCACAGGAGACTCGAGTCGGGCTGGTAGGCGACGAAGAACTGTGACAACGAGTACGTCTGGGCGAGCAGGCCTTGGCCGTGACGTCGGTCGTTCGCGGTGTCGGCGTGCCGTACCAGGGCGGTCGCATCGCGGATGAGGTCGGGCAGCAGCTTCCCGATCACCTCGCGGTGATTGCCTGCCTCATGCCGGGCCTTCCACGCGGCATGCAGACGCGCTTCGAGGTGGGCGACGGGCGGCGGCTCAACACTCGAAGTGAGCGGAAAGCTGTCGATGGCGGCCTTGACCGCGGCCAGGCGCGGGTGCCCGGGGCCGATGAAGAGGTCGACGTGCATGTCGGGGTGGCCTGTCAGATCGGCGAGGTCACGGACGCGGAGAGCTTCGGCGATCCGCATCACCATCTCGAGGCCGGGCGCCTTCTGCTGCCCGTTCTCGATCTTCCGGAGGGTGTGTGGGGAGATGCCCACCAGGTCGGCCAACTGGACCTGGCTCATGCCGCGGCGTTCGCGGAGGACTTGCATTCTCTGGCCGAACTTCAATGGGTCAGCGTACGGGTCCGGGGTAGCATCAGCAGGCACGGTCTCGCCCCTATCTCTGAACAGCTTCGACACTGTCAGGGTATGGGGCGGGACCTTCCTTATGTGAGGCCTCCGAGTGGCCGGCCATGAGTTTCCGGCCTGTTCGCTCGATATCCTGGCTGCATGCCTCCCGACGACCTCGCCCCTGGTTCCGCGCGGTCTGCTGCCGCCATCAACGACCAGATCCGCGCGCTGTGGCTGCGGGCAGGCGGGCAGCTGACGGACGGGCAACGCCGGGAGTATGAGGCGCTGCTCGGGGAGTGGGCGGAGGCAGTGCGGACGGGGGTCGCGGAAGCGGCGTGAACGCGCCGAAGCCCCACCGCCACGAAGGCGATGGGGCTTCAGCTTCCTACGGGCGGGGCGGCAGGGTCCGCGTTCAGGCCGTACTGCGGCAGCCTCGCCGGGTTCCGCCCCGTAGGGCCGCCCCGGCATCCCATCCCTGGACGCCCCTGCTGTGTGGGTGGGAGTCCAGCGGCGCGAGCGCCTGCATAGAGTGTACGGCGGTGCCCCGGCTGCTTACCTCAGCCGGGGCACCGTTCCGTGCTCTCGTCACCGAGCAACCGGCATCTGGCAGGTACGGCATCCCACCGACCGGCCCGCAAAGAACAGCGGGGCGTACAGGTGGGGCCGCCACCGCGCCTCGTCGACCGGCACCTCGTCCGGACGCACCGTGAGGGACACCCGGCCGTCATCGGACACGCACTGCACGACAACGACCTGGAACTCCTGCATGTTGGAGCGCACGGCCAGGTCGTGGCCGATGTGGTGGACCAGGGCCTCGTGGTAGTCGCCCGGCGTGGTCGGGTTGGGGCGAATGACGGTGGAGAGCATGGGATTCCTCCTTGGTGAACGGTGGACGGACCTCAGCGGCTCTGACCCTCGGCGATCAGGCGATCGATGAGGGTGCGGGCAAGCTCGGCGTTCCCGTCGTAGTAGACGGTGAGCGCGTGCTCGATGACCGGGCGGACGCTGCGGCCGGTGTCCGAGCTCGCCGAGGCGTCACGATGGTCGGTGGCGCGGAGGACTCCGGTCAGGGCGGCCTCGCGGGAGACGGGGGTCTCGGTCATCACCACTCCTGCGCGAGGAAGCCGTTGCTGTCGATGACCCAGCGGCCCATCTTCTGGCCGGAGCCCTGACAGATGGGGCCGTGCGGGTCCTGAGGGAGGGAGCCGCTGGAACCGATGCGGCCCGCGTCCTTGGCGACACGGTGCTTGCGCATGGTGCCGTCCGTGCGGGTCTTCGCTGCGAAGCCGCAGTACACGCAGGTGCTGTAGCCGTCATCCAGATCGACCTTGGCGCCCTCGGCGTCGTTCGACTGTCGGGCAGGCTGCTCGGCGACGGCCTTGCTCACGCAGCGGTAGGGCCAGTCGGCCCGACGTAGACGAGCACCCCTACCGAGGAGGCTGGAGTCGCAGTCGACGGTCACGGTCTTGGCGGTGACCTTGGTGACCCTTCCGGTGCGCCACACCTGGTCACCGCCATCGAACCCGTTGTTGGCGGTGACGAACTGGAGTCGGTCGCCCTCGTGCACGTTACTGAAGTCGACGGGCTCGAACGTCTCGGGCTTGTTCTCGGTCATGACGCTCACTACTTCTCCCTGCTTGTCACAAGTTTCTGTACCTACAGAATGCGCGCACACTCCACCCCTTGTCAAGCCGTCTTCCAAGATGGATGCTAGTTTCTGTACCTACAGATGAGGGGGTGACCGCATGGCCCGGCCGAAGACCGGAGAGACACCTATCCGGAACGTCCGCGTACCCGACGGTGTCTGGGACGCCGTCAAGACCAAAGCGGCAGCAGAAGGCAGGACCATCACTGACGTCGTCGTCACTGCGCTCCACCGGTACGCCTCAACGCCCGCCAAGGCAGGAGAGCCGCCCGCCGCCACCTGACCCCGCGCACAGTAAAGCGGCCTCGCCCTCCCGGAGGAAGGCGAGGCCAAGAGACGCCAGCGGCGGAGGAATCCGCCGAATCCCCCAGCCCTGGGGAGACGTACGGGACGTGGCGCCCTACCGTGGTCGTGCTGACGCTGCACCCGGTCGGTCCGCCAGCAACCCGGGGTGGTGCCCGGACGTGCGAAAGGACCCCTCCCGCCCGAAGGCGGGAGGGGCCGAACTACTACTGAGCTACTGATTCGTCCCAGACTGGTAGATCACTTCACGGGCGCGCGGCTACTGAAAACCCTTGTCACTCTGTGGGTAGCCGCGAGGCGATCACGGCCCGCACCTCCCGTCGCCACTCCCGCTTCTCCCGGGACCGCTGGGTCTTCCCATCCACACCCGAGTCCGGGCAGTCCACGCCCGGGCTTCGACGGCACACCGGGCAGAAGGAGGGGTGGACGCGGGCGAGCATGCGGGGCACGGCTACTCCTCAGGCTCCGGCAGCGGGGGCGGTTCGAGGAACAAGCCCGACCACTGCGGGGAGGGCTGCTCGGGGAGACGGCCCATCAGTTCGAGGCTGGCGGCGTCGGCGGCGGTGTCGTCGCGGCGGGGCTCGCGCGGGGCAGGTTCAGGCATAACGACCCCTAGGCGTACTGCAAGCGGCGAGGATCCAACCCCGCAGCAACCTTCGACGACGGGGACTCCGACGGATCCGGGGCACCATCACGACGACACACCCGCGCATCCGGATCGTACGACGGGGTCTGCCACGAGTAGCCGTCCTCGCACGACTGGCCAGCCGGACCAGTCGCTCCGGCGTCGCCCTTCTCGCCGCGCTCACCCTGCGGGCCCGGCACCGTGGAAACCGGACCAGGGACACCCTGTGGACCCTGGGGTCCCGGCACCGTCGAGTTAGCACCAGGCACACCAGCCGCACCCGGGCTACCAGGCGCACCCGAAGCGCCGACCGCGCCAGGGCTGCCCGCCTTACCAGTGGCGCCCGGCGGACCAGACGGGCCGACCGCCCCCGTCGGACCCGTCGCCCCTAGCGCACCCGGAGGCCCCGTCACCGAAACACCCGGCACACCCGGACTCCCCGACGGACCCGCCACCGGCGTGCCACCCAACCGCTCCACCTGCCGGGCCAGCGCATCCCGATCCTCCACCGCCGACCGCAGATCGCGCGTCACACCCTGCACCCACAACGCCAGCACCGCCAACCCCGCCAGCGCAGCCAGCAGCCCGAGAGCGAACAGCAGGTCCTTGCGGCGCCGCTGCTGCCGCCAGCTCGCATGCGCCGCCGTCACGTCCCCGCCCCCTGGCTCGTCAGATACAGCGTGAGGAGCAGCATCAACACCGGGGCGATCAGCGCGGAGAAGAGCAGCCGACGGTCAGCCGCACGCCGGTCGGCCGCCTTCTGCTCCGCCTCCTGCCTCTCCCGTGCCTCCTGTGCCCGCGCCGTCTCGATCGCCTTGATCCGCTCGTTCGACAGGCGCTCGCGCTCCAACTGGGCATCCTTCTCGAACTGGAACCGCTCGATGGACACCTTGCCGTCGAGCCGCCCGGCGACGTCGCGGAAGTCCTCCTTGAGGCTCTGGTGCACGGCCTCAAGGCGGCGTACGACCTCGCCGAGTGTCGGCTCGTCCGGCATGTAGTGCTCCTTGCTCAGACGCCCTTGGCAGTGGACGCGCTGTTCGTCGCACCCCGCCAGCGCGCGGCGAGGCCCTTCACCAGAGAGATGACGGCCGCAACACCGCCCGTCCCGGCGGCCTGCCAGAACGAGGCGTGGAACATGTCGGCCGGGCCGGACGCGACGACGACGGCGGTGGTGCCGCCGAGGAACGTCCAGATGATCCGCTCGGCGAGGTCTCTGCCGTAGGTGGCCGCCGTCTTCACGACGGTGTCGACGGCGGGGAGGTTGAGGTCAGACATGATCAGTGCTCCTTCGTGAGTGCTTCACCGAGTTCGGCGAGAGCCGCATCAGCCCCGGCCTTCGCCGCCGCCTCCACCTGCGCGGCCGTGATCCCGCCCGCGCTGCCCACCACAGCGGAGAGCGCGGTCACCGCGCCCTGCAACGCGCCGATCTGCGCGGTGGTCGCGGCGTACTTGGCGTCGCCGTAGCGCAGGAACGTCCCTGCCGTCCGCGCCGGGTTCGTGCCCTCGGCTGCGGTCGGCGAGTCGAGCAGGTACGCCCAGTTCTCTTTCGCCGACGCCTTGGCGATCTTGCTGATTTCCGCATCGGTCAGCGGCACGTCGTCCTCCTCGTTCGGGATGGTGGTGAACAAGCTGGGCATCGGGCCCGGGTCGACATGCGAGTTGCCGGGGACCTGGTTGTGGCCGTAATGGCCACCGCTACCCATCCAGGTGTCAATGGAGACGGTGTCGCGGGCGAACGCCACAGGCGCACCACCCGGCCACCCATCGGCGATACCGAGAGACCGAAGCCAAGCCACAATGCCGGACAGACCCTTGCAAGGGGTGTCCCGCACGGTGGCGTACGTCCTACCGCCGACCGTCTCGCCCGCAGTGAAGACGGTCTCGATCTGGATGCAGTACTTCCCCGTCCGGTTCGTGCGCACCGAGCCGGCGTTCTGCAAGCTGAGACTTCGGGAGTCCGCGGGGAAGAACTGTGCGATCTCTCCGGTGAACGGGTCCCACAGCAGGTGCGGCGCCACATCGGCGCCGCCCCCGGTGAACCAGCCCAGTTCGTTGGTGAACGTCCAGTCGTGCTCGTTGCTGGTGATGTGCCAGACGGCGCGGGCGGGACCGCCGTCCATGGCGCCGGTGTTGCCGAGGGAGTGCCGGGCCGCGCCGGGCATCCACAGTTCGGGCATCAGCTACTCCTCGGTTCTGTCGAGGGCTCCGAGAGGGCTCCACGAGGCATGAGAAAGGCCCGCACGCCAGGCACGGGCCGAGGGGACTGCGGCAGGGTCAGGTGAAGACAGGCGGGTCGGTTTCGAGATGGGTCTCGAAGAACACGGACGTCGTCGAAGACTTGTTGACCTGCACGTTGGTCGTCGTACCTGCGGGCCAGGGGAAGTCCTGAAGGGCCTTGACGAAAGCCAGGGCAAGCGCGTCGGTGATGCCGAGCTGCGCAGGAAGATCAATCGCCGCGAACAGCTGGGCGCCATGGCCTGCGACGTCGAGCTGAACCTGATAGTCGGTGCTGCTCTGGCTGGTGCTCACAACGCTCCTCGTGTCGGTGCGGTCAGCTGCTGATCCAGCAGACCATCAGGGCGGGCCCGAAACCGAGGCTCGCCGCCGTCGACAGACTCCCGCCGGACGTCTGCCACATGGCGATCTCGATGTAGTCGCCGACCGAGCACGCCACTTCGGTGACGACGCACCCGTTCCAGCTGTTGCTGGCAATCCCCTGCTGCTGAATGGATCCGGCACGGACCGCCGTGCCATTGATGTTGATGCCCAACTTGCGGTTGCCGGTTGCGTTGGCCGCGAACCCGCCGAGTGCGACGACACGGTAGGTTCCGGCGACCTGGATCGTGTACCGGCTGGTGTTCGTCGACGTGGAGTGCCCGTTGTCCGAGTCGTAGTCCTCGGTGTCCAACGTGATCGCGACATCGGTGGTGCCGGTGGCGATGGACTGGGAGGAGGACGCCCATCCCTTGAAGCGGGGCACGCCGTTCGTGCCGGAGCCCATCAGAAAGTCCATGGTCGCCTTGACCTGGGCGCTCCATAGGGCTCCGGTCAGATAGTTGCCGGGCGCTTCACTGGCAGAGGCGGGCACCGTACGGGGCATGTGCTGACTCTCCGTTCAGTAGGCGAAGGTAATGGAGTCGAACTTGGCGACCGTGTCCCACGTCGTCGGGTCGGTGGTCCCGGCAGGCAGCGCCTCGTTCACCAGGTCGCCCGCCGTGTGCGCCTTCGTGGTTGCCGCCGTGAGCGTGATGACCGCCGTCGTCCAGCCGGGCGACGTCGCACCCACCGCCGATACCGTGACGGTCTCCTGGTTGGCGGTGTTCTGGCCGAGAACGATCTGCTGCCCGGCCGCCAACTGCGTGGCGAGCGGATTCGTGTTGTCCTGCGACGCGTTCACCGTGACCGTTGTGACACCCGACCCCGGCGACGTGGCGAGCGTCGTGTGCCAGGCGGCGAAAATGCCGTACGGCGTCAAGTCCGCTGGCGAGCACTGCAAGGTGCACCAGGCCTCGCCCGTGTCGTCAACGTCCCACTGGATGTTCTCGACGAAGCACTCGACGGTGATCGCTGGAACGTTCGGCGGCCGGCGCATCACCCGCACCCGCGTGCCGAGCTCCAGATTCAGGCAGACCGGCCACAGGGCCGGATTCGCGCTGGGGTGGAGCTTCAGGGAGGAGACGCGCTGTGCGGGCTGCCGGTAGCGAGACAGGAGATAGCTGGCCGCGTCCTGGCATTCGCCCGCGTCGGAGGCGTTGATGCTGCGGGACATGGTGCGCGGGAAGTAGTCCGCGAGGCTGGTCGCGTCCGTCGCGTAGAAGTTCTGGCCCGTTCCCTCCTGGGTGACCGTGACCTGGTTCGACAGGTGTGTCGAGTCGAAGTCGAGGGTGCAGTCCTCGTACGGGTACTCGCCCGCGTTCTCCCCGAACGTGTACATCGGGGTCAGGGAGTTGTAGCGGGCCGAGCGGGCCTTGAAGGTGATGACCCCGGCCCGGTCGACGTAGTGGGCGCCGTTCTCCGTATCCACCACACTCTGAAGCGCCGACATGGCGTCCTGGCCGTCGATCGCGGCCGGGCCCATCGAGGTGGTGAGGCCTGTACCAATGGAGGTGAACCCCGAGTATCCGGCGTACCGGAGGATCCGCGAGTAGCGGGCGTTCGACGACTCGCCCGTGCATGCCGACTTCCACGCCGTGTAGATGTTGAACATGGCCGTGGTCGACAACTGGCTGGGGAACTCGGCGACGAAGCTGATGTCCCCCTTGAAGTTGTAGGTGGTTCCGTTGCCTACCGTCGGGTCGACGTAGGCGGCGACGTTGTCGCTGATCAGTCCGCTTGGTTCGAGGGTCGGATCGAAACTGCTGTAGGCCGCCGTCGCGCCGTCGATGTTGACGCGCAGAAGAGCGCCAGACCGACTGTAGGCGGCAAACGCCAGATGCCAGTTCCCGTCGAGAGCGGTCGTGCCCTGCTCGAAGAGGACACCCGGGCCGCCGGTCGCAGGCCCTCGCAGCACCAGCCCGATCTTCCCGTCGGAGGCGATCCGCCAGTACATCATCGAACCGCTCGGGTTGCCTCCGGAGCGCTGTCGGTCGAACCCCGACCAGACCACCGCTGCCGATGCGGGAGTGGGCCCCGTGTACTTGAAGGCGATCATCCGCGTCCAGGCGCTCATGTCCGCAGGCCCCAGGATGCCCGCCGAGCCGAGCTTGATGAACGTGGCACCGCCCGAGGTGAGGTTGGTTCCCGGGTTGGAGTTGTTGACCGTGGAGACGGTTCCCGAGCTGCCCGTGTACGCGCCGGTGGGGTCCGTGGACGTGATCGAGTTACCGAAGACGATCGACCCGGCACCGTACTTGCTGATCCCGAGCTGGGCTGCCGGGTTGTTGCCCGTCCAGTCGGTGACCGCCACCGAGCCGCTCGGATCGTCCAGCTTGTACACGAACCGCGGGCTGTTGCTGTTGATCTCCTGGGTGAGCGGATCCGACAACTGCTGCTGCGACAGCAGGGAGAACGTGTCCACCGCCGTCGGCTGCACCGTGCCGTACGTGCCCTGCATGTCCCACTGCGGCGACCAGCGCTCCGTCCAGCCCGCGTACATGGGAAACCAGACGCCGGGTGCCTGCCACGTCGTGGCCGTCGAACCCTTCTCCAACTGCACGCCGTCGACCTGCACATTGCACGTCGCGGCAGCCGTCGCGGCCGTCGACACCCCGACGTTCATGCCCGTCACGTTCGCCGGAGCCGTCGCGGTGACCGTGACCGTCGTCCACGCGGCCGTCGTCGAACCCGTGAGGACGCTCGTCGCCCCGTACGTGAACGAGGTGACGCCAGCGCCCGGCGTCGTGTACCAGCCGATATGCGCCGCCACCGACAGGGACGTCGCCGCAGTGACGTTACGGACCCGCAGCTGGATCGTGTACGCCTGTCCGGGGATCGGCGACCAGCGCGGCGTGTGGAAGATCCTCGTCGGGGACGCGGTGGCGTTCGGCACCGCGAACTGCATGACCGTTGCGCCCTGCCAGGCAGTCGCCGACGCGGTGAACGCGCCGCCGGAAGTGTCCGTGCTGGAGAAGATGTCCGACGTCGACGCAGAGATCGTCCCCGAGAACCCGCCGAGGTCACCGCCGGTCGCCATCACCTGGTCGAGCAAGTTCCGGGTGGCCGGCCACTGGGCGCGCTTACGGACCGGCTGATAGGGCTGAATGTTCCCGTACCACGGGCCCGACGCGTTCAGCGGATCCAGGGCCGCATCCGTGTTCGCCAGCGTCAGGCCGGCCTCGCCGGAACGCACTTGGTCGAGCTCGTACTGCCGGCCGCGGCTGATCGACCCGCCGTCCCGCGTCCGATCGGTGACCTCCACATACCGGTCCAAGGGCTGTGTACCGCCGTTGGCGTTCCAGTAGGCGCCCCAGCCGTCCTCGATGAGCGGCCAGTTCAAGTTCGGCTGGCCGGGTGCGGAGTTCGTGGTGCCCACGTGGTCGACGAAGGCGGCCATGCCTGCGGCTTCGGTGCCGTAGTAGCCGCAGATCCAGATGACGGATACTGCGGCAGCGGACCAGGAGTGGGCGATCGTGGCGCGCGTCGTCCATGTCCAGCCGTCCGGGGCGGTCTCGAACAGGACGTTCCCGGAGGCCTCGCGGATCCGCCACCAGGCATGGTTGTAGCCGTCGTAGGCGCCGATGGTGACGTCGGTGGCGACGCCCGCGTTGAGGACGGTCGCGGAGAGGATGTTCCCGCCATCCGCGTAGAGGCTGGCCCGGTTGTTCGCGTCGAGGGCCACCCGCATGATCGTCTGGGTGGTGCCTGCGCCGATCGGGGCCGGGCTGACGCGCGCATAGATCGAGCTGGAGGTGAACTCCCACGGGCCGTTCGAGCCGAACGCCGGATAGCCGGAAGTGCAGTTGATCTGCACCCGGTCCAGGGCCGTGTCGAGGGAGACGTTCGGGAGGCCGGAGGAGTTGTTCCACACGGTCGCGTTGAGGGCCGCGCCGCTGAACATGTCGGCGAGCGTGGCCAATTTCGGGTTCGCCACCGGGCACCCCTTCCTTCTTGGCGCCCGGCGGCGCCCCGTACGAGCAGGTCAGCGCTTGTACTGCTGGTAGGTGAGCGGATTGCGCATGCCGCGCCGCAGGAACGATGCCTCGACCTCTTTCGACAGCTTGTCGACGGTGGCGACGCTGCCCTCCACGTTGAACGTGAAGTGGTAGTGGTTCACCGACCCGCCACCACCCCCGCCGCCCGCGAGAGCCAGCCCCGAGCCGCCGAAGCCCGTACCCGCCACCGAGCTCGCGAGCCGGTTCATAGCCCGCGTCGCATGATGCGCACCACCCTCCACGCCGGCGGCGAGACCGCGGGGAATCCACTGCCCGATCCCGGCGAACACGGTCGACGGGCTCTTGATGCCCAGTGCCCGCTTGATGGCCTTCTGCATGGCCTTCGCGATCCGCAGCATCTGCTTCTCGATCGCCTTCTCCTGCGACTGGAGACCCTTCACGAGGCCCTGGGCGGCCCTGATTCCCGACCCGTACATGGAGTCGGCGACCGCTTTGCCCGCGCTCGTCGCCGCCGCCTTCGTCGCCTTGTTCGCCGCGTTGATCTGCTGGATCTGGGACTTCGAAGCGGACCCCAACGCGGCGGCCGTCGCCCCGCCCTGGTCCACCCCAGCAGCGGCGATCTGTGCGATCAGGTCCGACGACAGGCCCTTCTTCTTCAACGCCTGCAACTGCGCGGCGAACTGCATGGCCTTCGCCATCTGGTCGCGCATCTTGTTGACGACGTCCTGCGCGGTCAGCGCGAACCCCTCTTGCGGGGCGTCGGTCACGATGGAGAAGCCCTGCATGACGCCGTCGGCCACGGACTTGACCTGGTCCGACCAGGCCTTCTGGAGGGAGGCGAGCCGCGACTGCGCCGACTTCAGCTTCGACGCGACGGAGTCCCGCTTCGCCGCGAGCGACCGCAGGAGCCTGTCTTCCTTGCCGACATACGCCTCCAGTCGCTTGATCGTCGCCTCGTGGGACTTCACCCACTTGTTGGAGACGCCCTTCGTGCCTTTCAGGTCGGCGACCTTGTTGTACGCCTGAATCAGCAGGCTCTCGATGCGGCGGGTCGCCGCCTTCACTCGCGCCATCGAACTGGTCAGGCCGTCGATGAGGCCCTCGTTGACGTAGATGCCGAGCTGCCGGAACACCTTCGACGGTGAGGCGATCCCGAGAGTTTTCGACGCCTGGTCAATCATGCCTTTCGCGACGCCGTGCACCGCAGCACGCGCCTGTGCGGAACTTTCCGTTACGCCTTGCGCGATGCCCGTCGAAATGTGGGTTCCGACTTCCGCCGCAAACAGCTTGGACGGAGAATTGATGCCCAGGAATGATTTCGCGGACTTCAGTGCGCCATTGGCCAAACTCTTCAGCGAGTCGAACAGGGCGCCGCCGGCGTTCTTCACGCCATTGACGATGCCCATCACGATGTCCTTGCCGACCCACAAGAACTTCGAGCCCCAGTCCTTCGCCGCATTCCAGGCCGCAGTTAGCTTGCTCCCGATCACCGACTTGACCAGCCCCATCGTGGAGCTGATGACGCTCCAGGCCGCCTTCACCGGCCCGGTCATAGCGGACTTGATCGACCCCCACAGAGACGAGGCGACGCCCCGGATCGCGCCCCACGCCGAGCGCAGCCAGCCCGAAATGGTGTGCCAGATCGATTGCAGGAAGTGCCATAGTCCGACCATGGGCGCCACGATCACGGCCTTGATTACAGCCCAGGCGACAGATGCGACAGCCTTAATCGCGTTCCAGGTGCCGCGCAGAAATGCAAGGATCCCGTTCCATACTGCCTGCGCAACAGCCGTGATCTGTGTGTGAAAGTGGTTCCAGATCGAGATCAGTACGGCGATTGGGAACGCGAAGACCACAATCAGCAGCGGCCACCACTTCTTGAAGAACCCGGCAATCGCGTTCCAGACGGTGCTGGTGGCGCTTGAGATGCGGTTCCAGATGCCCACGAGGGCATGCCATAGCCAGGTAACGCCAGCGACGATGCCGTTCCACACCGCGCCCAGCGCATGCCACACGGCGAGCGCGGCGGTCTTCACCCCGGCGAAAGCGGCCTGCACGATGGCGCGGAAGCGCTCCGAATGCTTGTACGCGTAGATCAGTGCGGCGACCAGGGCGACGACCGCAATGACGATCAGAATGATCGGGTTTGCCGACATCACCGCGTTCACCATCGCCTGGCCGGCCGCCCAGATCTTCGAGGCGACAGCAGCAACCCTTTCGGACAACGCGAAGGCCTTCACTGCTTTCGCGGCGGCGATGAGGCCCTTCGTTATGTCACTGACACCCTTCACTGCGCCGACTACAGCCCCTGCGGCGAACGAGATCACGGCAGCCGTCAGGACGCCAGCGATCACGGCGGCGAGCGCGATGGCCGCCGCCTTGTGCTTCTCGAAGTAGGTGACGACCTTGAGGATGACCGGGATGAGTTTCGCGCCCACGGTGATCGCTGCGGTAGTGACGGCTTCCTTCAGGCGCCCCATCTGGACATTGAAGGACTTCTGCGTGAGCGCCCAGCCCTCGACGTCCTTGCTTGCATGGTTGAAGGATTTGGATACCTTGTCGACGCGGTCCTTGAAGCCTTCGGTGTTCTCCCCGGTCAGCTGGAGTGTCGTGTTCAACCCGATGGCGCCGCCGGTCATCTTCTTGATGGCCTCGGTGTACGTCTGGGCGGCCGGCCCGCCCCTCTTCAGCTCGGCCGAGAACCCGTTCGATTTGTTGATCAGGGTCGCGTACTGAGTGAGCAGGTTCCGCTGGCTGTTGGGAATCCCCTTCAGCGCCTTCGTCCAGTCGGACTTGCTCATCGAGCTGTAGGACTTGGCCAGCCCCTGGACGCTCTGCGGCATCGACTTGATCATCACGTCGGCGTCGTGCGCGGCCTGCTTCGTCTTGTTGAACGACGACAGCAGGAGCGTCCCGGACGAGCCCATCTTGCTGAGGACGGTCTCCGACAGCAGGTCGAGGGTACCGGTCAGGCCGCGCTTGCCGAGCTTCGTGGACACGTCGACGGAGGACAGACCGAGGCGCTGCATCTCCTGCACCGCCACATTGTTCGGGGCGGCCAGGTTCCGGATCGTCGACGCCAGCTCCTGCGTGGCCTCTCGGGCGGAGGTGCCGTGCTGGGACAGGGTGGCGATCGCGCCACCCACCTCGCCGAAGGAGACCTTGTTCGCGGAGGCGATGGGGATGACCGTGGCCAGCGATGCGGAGAACTCCTGCATCGTCATCTTGCCTTCGCCCGCAGCGGTCTTGAGGGCGTTCATGACGCGGACGCTGTCCGTCGCCTTGAGGTGGTACGACGCCATCACCGAGGTCATGGCGTTGGTGACGTCCTTGAGGTCCGCGCCCTCCTCGCGGGCGCCCTGTGCGGCTGCGCGCAGGACCTTCAGGCCGTCCCCGGCCCGATATCCGGCTTTCTCTACCTGGTACATGCCCTCGGCGAGCTGGCCGGTGGAAGTGCCGGTTTCCCGGGCCAGGGCCATGACGCCGTTCGAGACCATCTTCAGGTTCTTCGACGACTCCCCGCAGGCGGTGACTAGCAGGTTCATCTGCTGCTGGAAGTCGCCTGCCGCCTTCACGCCGTACGCCACGAACCCGATGCCGACCAGGGTGGTGGCGGCCCCGAGCTTGCGGAGCATGGCCGTCGCCCCGCCCATACGGGACGTGAGCGCCTCGCCCTCCTCGGACGCTCGCCGCATCCCGGCCGCGAACGGGGCGGTCTCGGCACGGAGCCGGACGAAGAGATCGGCGATTTCCGCCACGCCTGCCACCGCCTCTCGAACTCAGGGGTGGACGAACGGTGTTGAGCGGGTCAGATGCGCGGCCAGCCGGGCCGGAACACGGCCTGGTACAGCTGGGGGGCGACGACGCGCGCGCCGAAGTCGAAGGCGGGCTTCAGGAACGGGTACGTGGCCCCGTTCTTCAGCCCCTCCTTCTCCAGGTAGTAGCCGTACTTGTTCGCCGGCGTGCGCCCGTGCGGCGGGGTGAACCCGACGGCGGTTCCGACTTTCGTCTCCCAGCCGCCGCCGACGTAGATGACCGGGCTGTGGGTGATGGAGCGGCGCAGCGTGCCGGAGACGACCGCCGGCCCGGCGCCCGGTCTCGCAGGGGTCGGGGTGCCCCGCCTGTGCGCGCCGACCGATGTGTTGATCTTCGCCTGGCGTTCGACGGCCAGCGCGAGCTGAGTGATCACGCGGTGGGCCTTCATCTGGCCGGCGTGCTGGATCTCGGCGAAGAGCCGGGTGAACACGCCCGGCCGGAGTTCACCCATCACTCACCCCCGGGATTCGCGTTCCGCCTTGCGCCGGTCCCGCTCCATCTGGCGTTCCTCGTTCTCGTTGACCATGCTGAGGAAGTCGACGCAGTACCGGCGCACGTACATGGGGGTCCGCTGGAGCTCATCCCACGACCAGCGCATCTGGCGCATCAGGGCGAAGTCGAGCCACTCCGCCGGCTGCGGCCCGCTCCCGCCCCAGGTGCCTTCGATGATGGACTCGACGGGCAGGAGGACGTCCTCGTAGTACGGGGAGCCCGGGCCTAGTGAGGGTCCGCGACGCGGCCGATCTCCTCACCGATGCGGTTGATGATGGCCAGCGGCAGTTTCGCCACGTTCTCTGGGGTGATCTTCCCGAGGCGGGTCTGTTCCCCTCCTCCGAGGGAGGCGAGGACGTCGGCGGGGTCCGCGTCCGGGTCGATGTCGAGGGTGTCGCCTGGGGTGAAGGCCTCGTACACCTTCCAGGAGACGATCAGCTTGGCCATGACCTTGTACATGGACTCGTTGGCGGCCTGCGGGTCGACGGGCTGGCCGTTCGCGTCGAGGGCCACGTCCTCCGGCGTCATTTCGGCCGGGGGCAGCAGTTGGGGGTTCTTCATCAGCACGCTGACGTCGTCGCCGAGGTCGGGGAACGGTACGAGGATGTAGGGGGTGGTGTAGCCGGACATGGTTCTCCTTGCGGGGTGAGGGCGTTGAGGGCGTGAGGCCCCGGCCGTACCGCGACGCCCTCACGCGCGGGCACGGCCGGGGAGATCGTCAGTACGCGCTGGCGGTGAAATTCTTCAGCACTACCTGCACGGAGCCGGAGTCGGTGGCGTTGTAGATGCCGTTGATGTCGAAGTCGGCGGTCACGTAGGTGCCGCTAATGTCGGGCTTGCCCTTGCTCCAGCCGCCCTGTGTCGTGGTGATCGTCAGCGACGAGCCGTTCGCGTCGACCCCGGCCCCGACCGGGGCGACGAGCGCCATGGTCGTCGGGTTGCCCTGGAGGGCCTGGAGGTACAGGTTGTAGTCGGTGTCGTTCTCGTAGATCGCCTTGTACGAGATGTCTGCGTCGAGGACACCGGAGAACACCTCGCGGGGCTGCTGCACCCCGTTGGAGGCGTGGATGGCCTCGACCGGGCGCTTCAGCGTCAGGTCGTACGACAGACCGCGCGTCGAGGTGGCGCCCGCGTTCGTCATGGCGAACTGCCAGCCCAGCATCGGCGCGGGCTGCGAGAACGCCGGGGTGAACGGGCCCGCCTGGACGCTGGGGATCCAGCCGGTGTACTTGGCGCCGACCGTGACGATGCCCTTCGGGTCGACCTTCAGCGACACGTCGGAGAGCATGCAGCCCATGTATCCCCACGCCTCGAAGACGTTCGACTGGGTCAGCGAGTAGGTGGGCTTCGCGACGGTCGACGACTGTTTGAAGGTGTGCGTCGTCTGGGAGAGCACGGCCACTGCGGAGTTGTGCGCGTACGTCAGGCCCGTCGTCGGGGTGGCGATGGGGATCGTGTACGGGCCGGAGCCGGTGGGGGTGCCAGTGGTGGCATATTCGATCTTCGCGCCGGTGTCGATCATGATGGTGGAGCCGACCGGAATGGTCGCCGCCGTACTGATCGACGTGGCACCTGCGGTGGTGGATGCGGACAGGGTCGTCGACACGCCGGCCGACACGGTGTCTGGGCCGATGATCCGCAGCGCGTAGCCGAGCGCGTCGGGGTAGCCGTTGAACTCCAGGTCCACCGAGGAGTCCCCAGCGCCTTGGTAGAGGCCTTGCAGGTTGGAGTCGTTGTTGCGGTACGACTCGTCGCGCAGCTGGTCGTAGTTGATTTCGAAGTCGATTTTCGTGCAGGCCAGGTAGTAGGAGGGCGTCACCCAGGTGCCCTGCACGGTCTCCTTGGCGAGCCCGACGTATCCGAGCCGTCCGAGCAAGGTCACTGCGGCTCACCTCCATCACTGGTCTCGGTGTCCGCCGTGGCGGCGCGCTTCCTGCTGGGCTTCGGTGTGGGCTCGGCGGCCTGCTTCTCGGGCTCGTCGTCGAGGGCGGTCCAGCCGTCGAGGAGCGCCGGGTGTTCTGCGGTCTCGCCGGGGAGCACCGTGTAGGCCGGGCCGCTCTCGGTCTCGGCGAAGGTGTACGGGTAGGGGGTGGTGTTGCGTTGCCGGACGGGCGGCGGGGTGTCGGGCTCCTGGCTCACGGTGGGCTCCTGAGGCGGGCAGGGAATGTGAAGAAGGCCCCCGCCGCGCGAGAGCCTGAAGGGTGAGGGTGCAGTCGGGTCAGGAGGTGTAGTCCTGGTCGTCCGCCTGATAGGTGATCAGCGCCGTGAGTTCGGCCTTGGCCTGGATGGAGGCCTCCGGGTCGCCGAATTGGACGTCGATGTCGTTGGGGTTCTCGGCGACGGACAGGAAGCGGGCGCCGTGCGTTTTGTCCATGAACAGGCCGGAGATGCGCTGTACGACGAGGTCGACGGCCGTGTCGAAGTCCTGCTGCACGGACTCGGCCTGTCCGGTCGGAGAGGACTGCGGCCAGTACAGGCGCAGCATGAACGTGTGGTGGTTGATCTTCCGGTTGAAGCCGAACCTCTCCACGCGCAACTGCGACCGCGTCACATACAGGCGGGCCTGGCGTTGCGCCCCGGTGCGGGGCACGTACGCCTGCACCACGTCGAACGGGCCGCCGTACGCCTTGAGGAGCCCCGGCAGCCCGTCGCCTGCGTCGTACCCGGCCAGCCACGCTGTCTCGCGTGCGACGGCGTCCGCTGAACTCACCAGGACACCTCCGATCAGGTGGGCTGGTAGCGGCAGAGGATCTTTTCGGCCTGCTCACTGAGGGCGCCGGGATCGTGCCCGAACTGGGTGCCGCCCGGGTCGATTTCACCGAGCGCCAGCACAGCAGCCTGGAGCTTGGCCGCCCGCACCAGGTCCGCGGGGACGGTGGTGTAGCCGCCGTCGTACGTGACCCGGATCAGGGAGCCGAGCGGGAGGAACGTGCCGAGCGTGAACCAGATGTGACCGGAGTCCGGCTCGGCGCCGATGATGCTCGTCGGCCCCAGCGCCTGCGACCCGCCGTACGAACGCACCAGCGTGACCTGCACGTTGGAGTACGTCCACATTTCCGGGTAGCGGGCCGCGAACTCGTTCAGCCAGCAGTGCCGCACCTGATCCCCGGAGCCCAGCGCGTTCGCGTACGACGTGCCGAGCGTGCTCACGACGTCCATGGGGAGCGTCGTTGCATCTGTGTACTCGTCCGGGTCGATGCCCGTCGCCCGGTGGGTTTCCGGGACGCCTGTGAACGGGGCGAGCCGTCGTCCGGCGATTCCCTCACACATGCGGGTGGCTTCGATCATCATCTGGTCGAGGTCGGGGGCGCTGTAGTCGCGCACCAGGTCCGCGAACTGCCCGTCCAGCATGTCCGCGCTGGTGGCGAGCGGGACGGGTGAGTCCGCGGCCATGGGCTACTCCTCGACGGGCTTGCTGGCGGCCGTCTTGCGGGCCGCTGTCTTCTTCGCGGGGGACTTGGCCGCCGGCTCGCCTTCGGGCGCCTCGGGGTCGACCTCGAAGATCTCCTTCTCCCCCTCGGGTGCCTCAGGGGTGGCCGGAGGGGTATCGGGGTCCGGGTCTTCCGCGGCGGGCGGGGCGACCTCGCTGAAGCCGCCGTCACCAATGGCCAGCAGCGCCTGAGCGTGATCGGGGGCAACCTCGACGACCGCCCCGTCCTCCGGCCAGGAGTTCCCGAACGAGTCGTTCCCGGCATGTTCCTTACGGATGAGCGGCATGCGCGCGCTCCCTTCGATGTCGGAGCCCGGCGGCGCACGGAAGGCCTGTGTCCCGCGCGCCGCCGGAGTCTCGTCGGTCAGCTGGACAGGGCGGTGGAGACGCGGCTGATCCGGCCCAGGTACTTCGGCGCCCGCACGGCGAGGCAGGTGTCCGAAGCGATGGCGAACGGCAGCGAGTCGGGGCTCGACGTGGTCGGGTACACATCGAGCGGGGTCAGCTCGCGGACGTACGGACGGACGATGAAGTTCGGGTCGCGGGCCATCAGGTAGATGTTCTCCGACCCGGCCGCCTGCGGCTTCATCGACGTGTTCGTGCCCTGGTAGGTCGACGGCACGACGGCCGGGACGGTCGCACCGTTCTTCGGGGTGAGGGTGACACCGTCGTCGAGGATGCTCGTGGTGAGGACCGGCGTCACACCGTCCGCGGCGACACCGACGGTGGCGTCGACGTAGCCGAGGAACGTCTCCGTGCCCGTCGCCGTCGACCGGAACACCTTGTACAGGTTCGGCTGCGAGCCGTCGAGGCCGGACGGGGTGGAGAACGACAGGGTGACCGTCGACGTTGCGCCGGTCGTGGCCTGGGAGACCTCGGTCGAGGGCAGGATCTCGCCCTGGCGGGCGATGACCGGGACGATCTGGTAGTAGTACGTGGCCGCCGCGAGGCTGCCGCCCGTCGTCGCGGTCGCGGTCGTCACCGTGCCCATCGAGAACGCGCGCGCCGACAGGAACGACGTCTTGATGATCGGGATGTCGCGGTAGGTCAGCACGTTCAGGCCGGCCGCGACCTCGACCTTGTCGACGAACCGCTGGTTCGCGACGACGAGCTGCTGGACCTTCGATGCGGCGGTCGGGGACATGGTGAGCATCCACGACTGGTCCTGTACGGCCATGGCGGCCTGCTGCTCGACCATGTCGATGAGCTTGTCGAGCCAGCCCAGCGAGAACGAGGCGCCCGCGGCGTCGATGGCGTTCTGGCTGGTGCCGGAGAACGTCGAGGCGATCGTGTCGAGGCCGTCGAACTGCGGGTAGGCGCCGAACTGGGTGGAGCCCTGGTTGCCCCACAGGATGGCGTTCTCGATGTCCCAGTACAGGCCCTGGATGCCGCCTTCGATTTCCTGCTGGCGCAGGTCGCCGACGAGCTGGCGGGTGACGGCCTGGGAGTAGCCGGTGACCGCGCCCACGGACTGCATGTTGCGGATCGTGAACTGGTTCTGCGCGTAGGTGCTGTTGGAGACGGGGCGGGCGCCGCCGTCGGTGACGAAGCCGCCGGACGCGCGGGCGGTGCGCTGGTTGAAGTAGTAGACCGTGGAGTCCCACTTGCGGGTCTGGATGGCCCGGGTGAGCGGGGAGTAGCGCCGCTGGTACTCCAGCAGCATCGGGTCGATGATCTTGTTGATGAGGGGGGCTGCACCGGCTGCGGTCAGCGCCTCGCGGAGGTCACCAGCGGTCATGGCGAGCTTGCCTTTCTCGGCAGTTGGGAATGGAGAAGCCCCGCGCCACGAGGAGGGTGTGGGCGGGGCCGGGTGACCATCTCTGCCGAGTGGCACCAGCCGTAGAGCTGGCGGTCAGGAAGCGTGATCGGCCGCGCGGGCGGCCTGGGGTGGGTTACTCGGCGGGGGCTGCGCCGCGGGCGCCGAGGATCGCGCCGACGGTGCCCGGCGCGACGTGGGCGCGCCACTCCTCGTCGGTGTACTGGTGCAGCGGCTTCTGCGGCCAGCCCTCGGGAAGGCCGGAGGCGGCCGTCGCGCTCTCGGTGACGGGCTGGACGAGGCCCTTGCGGGCGGGGCCGCCGGTGGACTCCACGTGCTCCTGGATCGCGCCGGGGAGCGCCGCCTTGACGCCTTCGGCGACGAGCCGGGCGATGCGCTGGTCCTCGGTCTCCGTCACCTCGGCAGCCGGGGTCGCAGGCGCCGTGGTCTCGGCGACGGCCTCTGCCGGGGCTGACTCCGCTGCGGCTGCGGCCGGGACGGCGGGAATGGGAGCGAGGCGACCGAGGAGCTGCTGGAACTGGTCGTCGGTCAGGGTGACCCCACCGACGGCGGGGGCGGCAGCGGTCTCCGCTGCGGTGGTGGGCTCCGCCATGGCGGGGCCTCCTTCCGGGGTGGGGTTCTCGGCGGCCGGTTTCTCCGGCGCCGGGGTCTGTGTGACGCCGTCAGCCAGCCCAGGGGCGGCCGTTGGGGCGGTCTCGGCGAGTTGGGTGGCGGGCGAGACGATGGCGGTTTCCGTCGTGTCGTCGTCTTCGCCCATGCAGTGCACGCACTGGCCCTCGGAGCACTCGCACGGGCAGGCGCCGGGAGCCTCGGGGACAGCACAGCCACAGCCGCACGGGCACGCCGCGCCGGCAGCTGTGGCGGTCGCCGTGTCGTTGCCCAGCTCGCCAGGAACGTCGACGTCGCCGTCCATGTCGGGGTCGATGGTGAGCAGCGTCTGACAGGCGCCGGCCATCGCGGCCCGGCCGACGGCATCGAGGTCGTGGGGATCGAGGCTGTACGAGGAGACGGTGACGGTCGTGGGGCCGTTCGTCAGCGAGACGTACAGGTTCCCGGCGTCCTTCGAGTCCATACCCCAGCACTCGGCGAGCGCCTCGGTGACCGAGAGGGCAGGTTCGATCAGCCACCCTTCCTGGGTGGCCACCGTCACGCCGAAGCCCTTGAGGGCCTTGGTGATGCGCTGCTTGATCCGCTTGAGCTGTGCGGCCGTGTAGGCGCGGGCGTTGTCCGCCTGGTTCACGTAGCTCCAGGCCGACTTGGCCCGAGCCTTGGTGTCGATGGGGTACCGCTTCTTCTTGTCGGCCTGGTACCCGGGATCCGCGTACGGGCCATCGCCCGGTACGGGCGTCTCCGCCTTCGGGGTGTCGGCCTCGGTCGTGGTGGTCACCAGCGCCTCCTGTACTGACTCGTGGATCAGCACCCGTCCCTCGGGGGCTGTCTCCGCCGGGGCGCTGGCGGCCTCCGCGGGGATGAACGTGTCGACGTCCGCGCCGAGGACGCCCGGCTTGCGGGTGAAGTCGAGGCCGTCGAGCTCCAGATCGTCGGCGGTCTCCACCGTGTCGCCGTCGGGGCCGGCCTGGCGGCGCACCTTGCCCACCCAGGCGCCCCGGATGGAAACTCCGCGCAGGAAGGGCTGTCCGTCGCGGTTGTCGACCAGGGCGGCGATCGTCTGGCCGGCCTCGGTGCTCACGAGGTCGGCTGTGTACTTGGCGGAGCCGTCCTCGGCGAGCGTGACGGAGGTGAGGCGTCCGGCGATCTGCGTGGAGTCGTCGTCGGCCGCGTGGTGGGTCAGCATCGTCATGGGCATCGAGCCGTCGTCGATGCGTTCCTGTGCGCGCCGTACGGCATTGCTGATGGCTTCCGTCGTGTAGAGGCGGCGGTTGCGGCTGATGCCGGGCCTGAGTGCGGTGCCGGAGATCGTGGCGATCGTGCGGCCTTTGACCCGTGCGGCCATGCCATTCACCTCCCGACCAGCGCGATTGATGTCTGCGGGTACACGGGGTTGGTGCCGCTGATCGTCCAGGTGACGCGCCCGTACGAAGGCAGCACCAGGGCCGCGCTGACGGTGCCCGAGATCGGCATGTGCAGTCCGGCATACGCGGATCCGCGCCCTGCGGCCGTGGTCAGTTGGGCGATCTTCGCGATGGTCGGGTACCAGTTTCCGTCCGGGTCCTGGACGTCGAGGCCGACGTCGAGAGTCGGCGTGGTCCCGGTGGGTGTGCCGACCACGGTGACGGCGAGCCATACATCGCTGATGTCGATCAGGTTGATCGGGGCCGCGCCGCTGTTTCCCGATACGGACAGGGTCTTCGGTGTCCCGGAGTCGCTCAGGTTCCACAGGACCCGGGCCGGGCGGTAAATGCTCATCAGGTCTCCAGGTCAGGCGAACCAGTCGGCGAAGTGGGAGAGGGACACGGCTGCGGCATAGCAGCAGCGGCAGCGTGGATGCGTGGGCAGCCTGGGGACGTCCAGCGATGCCCAGGGACTCCCCACCTCGTAGTCACCGCACGTCTGGCAGACGTGGCCGTCTCCGGCGGTGATGACGTCGACCTGCTGCACGCCTTCGGACTGGTATAGGCGCAGGGCGCCGTCGTCGGCTGCGGTCGTCATGGCCCAGTCGACGGTGAACGCGACCGCCTCGACGTCGTCGGAGACGAGGACGTCCATGGCCGCGTCGACCATCTCGTCCCGCGAGGCGCCGTCTTCTGCCGCCTGGGCGAGGACGCGGCCGAGGTCTCCGGCCGCACGGTCGACCATGCGGCCGAGCCAGCCGTCCGCGTCGCCCCACAGTTCATCGAGGCGTTCCAGCGACCGGTAGGCATCACCGAAGGCGATGTTCCATTCCAGCCCGACAACGCTGGCTCGTTCGGCGGCGATCGCGACGGCGTTGACCATTCCTTCGGCGCGGCCGGCGGCGATGGCGTTGCGGATGGCGGTGCGCAGGGCGGTCCAGCCGGTGAGGTCGGCGAGGGCTCGGAGCATGGCGCGGGCTGCGGCGAGTGCTTCGGCTCCGAAGTCGCTGAGGGACTCGCCGAGTCCGATGCGGGCCCGGTAGGCGTCGACCGTTGCGGCGACGGTGTCGCGGTCGATGAGGGTCCGCCAGGCGTCGGCGACGAGTCGGGTGTGTTCGGCCTGCTTCTCTTCGCGGCGGCCGAACAGCTTGGCCCACATGCCTTCGAGCTTGCCGAGGTCGATGGTGACTTCGAAGATGTTCGGGTCATCTAGGCGTTCGATCGCCGTCTCGACCGCGACGGCGCAGGCCGTTCGCACTCGGTCCGTCATTGGACCCCCAGAGAGAGCCCAACCGGCGGCGAACGCCTCGCGGAGATATGGCTTAGCCGCTTCGGCGCCGCGCCCGTCGTCTCCTGTCTGACTCTCGGCGGCAAGTGAGGCACCTACGTGATCCATCTGCTTCATACAGGGTGTTCACCTCTTCATAGGGGTGGCCCTGCGGGCAGTGGGTCTTGTTGGCGTTTCGCACCGCACCCGGCTTCCGCCTACGACCCGCGCGCTTCTTGTCGTATTCACGCAGGTATTCGCGGCGGCATTCGCGGCATTTTCGAGAGCCATCTGGCTGGACGAGCGTGTTGGCTTCGTCGTAGCGGTGGCCTTGCGGGCAATGTGTACGAGCGGCTGGAGCGGCTCCTGCGCCTCGCCTATGCCTAAGGTCCCGAAGGTGAGCAGCCGAGCACTCCCGGCACTTCCGGGCCCCGCTGCGGCCTACGTAGGTGTTCGCCTCGTCGTACGCATGTCCTTGCGGGCAGTGCGTTTTGCGGGCGTTCTCGGCCCAGAGGCTGATTCCGCGAAGGTAGTTCTCGCGGGGTGTCACCGGTTCGGTGTGCGAGGGATTCACGCACTGGGTCACTCGGCACAGATGATCAAGTTGAAGCCCTGCTTCGATCCTGCCGACGAGCAACTCATAGGCGAATCGATGGGCCTGATGCGTTCGCCCCTCAGCCGCAAACCTGCCGTACCCCGGCCTGCCTCCTTGGCGTGAGCTGCGAGTTCCATTCCAGATCCAGCAAGGTCCCAGTTCTGGACGGTAGTCGGGGATCGGTCCGCTCTTGTCAACCTTCGCCCAAAAACGCTGTGATGCAGTCATCGAACGCGAGGTGATAGGTGCGCCTGCGGTCGGAGACCCGTGAGTGCGCCACCGGTAATGATGATGCCGACAGAAGCCTCGGCCGAAGTGGTGACGTTCGCAGCCTTCGACTGTGCAAGTACGCTGTGACATGTCGATCCTGGTCTCTCAGGTCGTCCACGCCCCGGGAGTGTTAGCGCACTCGCCGGGGTCTTCAATGTGACAATTCTACCTGTTCAGGCGGCATATGGGCGTGAAACCGCTCATCATCCGATCCTCTTCTTGATCAGCGCCCCGACGTCCTTGGCCCGCAGTGGATGGTTCGGCGGGTCCGGCGGCAGTACCACCACCGGTCCCGGGTCAGGCGGCACGCTCATCGACGCCTCCAGGCAGTGATGCGAGGGCCTCCCGAAGTCGGCGCCGGTACGCGGCCCGGGCGCTCTCCTGCGGCAGAGCATCGCCGGGCTCCTCGCCTGGTACGGGAGGTTCACCCGGCGGCTGCCCTGTGTGCGGGACCAGTTGGGGCGGCACCGGTTTGGGCTCCGGCTTCTCCACCGTGACCGGCTTCCCGTCCTCCGGTGTCGCAGGCTCCAGTGCTGTCCCGCGGAGCTTGTTCGCGATGGTCGCCTTACTGGCGGCGTCCATGTCGTGCCAGCGCACCAGGTTCTGGCGGTCCACGAGGATCGGCTGGTCGCCGCCGTCCACCGTGGGTTCGCCGATGTCTGTCCGGTAGCGGTCGAGCGTCCAGGAGCCGTTGCGGAGCCGCATGTCGCGGATTTCCTCGACGGTCTTGGAGTCCCGCATGTCGATGTCGCGGAACTTCAGCTTCCAGCCGTCGATTCCGAAGCCCAGCTTGGCGAGGGCGAAGTTCAGGGCTTCCAGGACGATTTCGGCGATCGGCTGGCACGTGTTGACCATGAAGGTGCGGTCCTGTGCCTCACCGGTGCCGCCGCCGATGTTCCCCGACTCGATGACACCGGCCTTCGCCGGGGGCACCCCGTACGAGGCGATGATCTCGTCGCGCTTCTGGTCGAGGAACTTGAGGTAGTCCATCGTCCGGGACTGCGCCAGCTCCTGGATCTGCGCGCCGCCCTTGGTGGAGATCGGGTTGCCGATGTTGCGGGGGCCGATGTTGCGCTGCTGGTACTGCGCGTTCCACCGGTTGATGTCGCCCGTGGAGTTGGAGGCGGGGAAGTCGACGTGGATCTGTGCGGGCGCGCCCTTCCGGAAGATCTCCTTGCTGGTCGCCGCGGCGAACAGCCACGCCGTGATCGGCAGGAGCGCGGCCTGCGTCGGCGATACGCCGAACACGCTGGAGCGCGGCGAGTCCATGCTGATGTGGATGACCTCGCGCGGCTCGAACACCGCCCGCTGCCCCAGCTCCGTCATCTGCACATACGAGGTGACTGTGCCGTGCTCGTCCGCGATCGGCAGCATGCTCGGGCAGTCCAGCGAGTACAGCGCCACCGGCTGCTTCCCGACCCACACCACCTCGATGTACGCGTCGCCGAACACCAGGAGGTCGACGATCACCGAGCGGAGGATCTGCCGGATGTTCTCCCGCGGATTGCAGTAGCCGATCATCCGCTCCAGCAGGAGCACCTCGGCCGGCTTGTCGGGGGTCTCCTCGTCGGCCTCGCCGTTGTCGTTGTCCCAGTCGGTGACGAGGCCGCCTGCGGTGATGGTGCGGGCGATGGCGTTCACGCTGGCCCAGGCCCACGGGCATGCCATGTAGGCCTGGAAGAGCTGGTCGAGCATGGTGCGGCGGTCGGTCTGTGTGGCGGCGCCGATGCCCTGGTTGCTTTCGCTGAGGCCGCCGGGCCCGATGCCGTACTCGTAGCCGGTGCGCCCGGGGAGCTTCCGTTCGGCGGAGGCGGTCTCCAGCACTTCAGGTTCGGCCCGAAGGCCTTTCCACCAAGTCTTCAAGCTCACGGGGCCTGCACCGTCCTCCCCGCTCGCGGCGTCTCGTCGTCCTCGTACCACCAGGCGTCGTCCGCGAGGGCGGGTTCGGCCGGCCGGTACGCCATGGTCGGGCCGAGAGGCTGGAGCAATTCGACGGCCGGTTCGGCCGGCGGGGCGTCGAGGATGACCATTTCGGGGCCGGTGCCCAGATTGGTGAGGAGATACCGGACAGCGTCCGACGCGTGATCGTCGGCGGTCGTGTCAGCGTCCTCGGGGTTGCCCTTGGTGGCGTGCGGCAGGTCGGACAGCTCTCGGTACAGCTCGGTCACGGTCGAGAACAGGTGCAGCATCGGGCAGGAGTTCCAGCCCTGCGCACGGTGCTGTGGGCAGGCGGGCCCCTCTTTGAGGTAGGAGCGGACGCGCTGCCAGCCAGTGACCCGGGATCCGGCGCCTTTCCCGGCCTGGGTGAGGTGGACGCCGTTCTCGCTGTAGACATCGGCGATGGCCTTGGCATCTCCGCGGGTGGCCCACATGGCGTCGTCGGCGAACCGTACGGCGATGTGCTCGCCAGCAGCCTCTGCTTCGAGGATCTGCTTCGCCTGGTCGGCCTCACCGACGCCGCGCCGGTAGATCTCCCTGTACACCCATACGCGGCCGTCTTCGTCGACCGCCGCCCACAGGACGGCCCACGGGGCGGTGAATCCCCAGTCGAGCCCGTTGTACCGCCTCCACGAGGCGGGCAGCGTGATCGGCTCCACGACGTGCCGGTCGCGCTTTAGTTCGGGGAACATCTGGCCCTGGAACACGTCCCAGTCACCATCCAGGAAGGCGGAGCGGAGTTTACCGTCGAGGGCTTGGAGGTCTTGGGCGTACTCCGGGTTGACGTGTGGGTTGTCGGACAGCTTCGACGGAATGAAGCGGACCGTACGGTTACGGGCGTCGGTGATGACCTTCTCGCCATAGTTCGTCGGCTTGATGTAACGGGTCTTCACCGCACCATGGCCGGCGCCGCCCGGGTTTGTGCCGGAGCGGATACCGAGCACCGGGATGTCGCGGCGGCCGGACCGGAGGCGACTCTCCAGGAACGACACCACGTCGGGCGGCGTCAGGGTCCGCTCGTCGAACAGCAGCTTCTGATACTGCCCGCCCTGCCGTCGGGTGGCGTCCTGCACGGTCTCCGCGTACCGGAACATGATCAGTGAACCGTTCGGGAATCGGAGCTCGTACTCGGTGCCGTTCCAGCGGGCGCCGATCGCCTTGGCGTACTCCATTTGCGCCAGCTCTGCGATCAGCGATTCCTTGAGTTCCGGGTAGGAACGCCTGAAGGCGCCCACACGCAGCCCGGGGTGCGTATCGCAGTCCCTGATGGCGTCCATGAGCAGTGCCCTGGTGTTGTGCGTGACGATGTAGTCGTCCGTCACGTACAGGTGGTTGAGGTTGTCCACCTGGATGCACCGGCTGTTGTCGATCCCGGTCGGCTCGACGGAAACGATGCGATGCCAGGGCTCGACGTCGCCGCCGTTGAACTGGGACACGCGCTCCCGCTTGCGGGGCATGTGGAACAGTCGATCCATGTGGCGGCCCTGGACGTACAGCCGGTACGCGAGGCGTCCGTCGCGCTTCTCGCCGTTGTGGGTATAAGTCGGGGTCTTCGTAGTCAGCGTGGCCCGGTAGCCAAGGGAGCGCAGTACCTCCTGCGCATCCTTGGCCAGCTGCTCGGAAACGGTGACGAACTCGACGTGGCCACGGGCGTCCATGTGACCGTCGGTGTCCATCAGGCCCTGGATGAACGCGAAGCGGTCGGCGGCCGGGGCGAGTTTGATGCGCCTCGGGACAAACTTCTCCCAAGAGTGCAGCTTGTCCAAGCCGTCGCGCTTGATCAGGGTTGTGGCGGAGTCGCCTTCGCCGTTGCGTCGGGTGATCGCGTAGCTCGGGCAACGACCGGACTTCTGACTTCCGGCGACCAGCTGAAGGTGGTCAGGCAGCTCGTCGGCGATCCGCTCGAACACCTCCGCATCGATGCCCGTGATGGCAACAGAACGGTTCTGGGTGCTCCCATCGCCGATCAGCGCACCGAGTACATACGGGCTGAAGACCGGCCACCGGCCCTTGGCTGCGGTGAGGTTGACCGGATTGGTCAGCGGCAGCTGCACATAGCGGGGGCGCAGGCCGCGCGCCTTCTCGTCGGCCGCGCGCAGCACCAGCTCGCGCAGTTCCATGGTGTTGACGATGCGGCAGCGGGACTGCACTCGCAGGTTCCACTCGTCCTCAGGCCGCAGACCGGCGGGGATGACGGGTGCAGCCTCCTTGCGGCGCTTGCGAGTGCCAGCGATGGAGATGGCCCAGAGGTGGTCTTCGTCGGCTTCCACCGTCGAACCGTCGGCAAGGGTGATCCGGTAGAACTGCTTCGGGCCGTTGTCGAAGATGCCGATGACCTTCGCCGTGGTGCCGTCCGGGTTGCAGACGGCGTCGCCGGTGCGGATGTCGCCGATGAGCTTGAACCCCTTGGGGGTCAGTACTTTGGTCTCCACCTCTGAATTATACGAGGGTGCCGCACGGTCCGGACAGCGTCCACCTTTCCCTCCGCCCGCGGCGCCGCCGTAGAGGACGTCGAACTCGGTCGCGGCGTGGAACTCGCACTGCTTCGGCGTCGGAACGTAGTCGAGCAATCCGAAGACGTTCCGCGGCTCGAACGCTTGGGCTGCGAACTCGGCCCAGTCGACGGTGGCGGTCATCTTGTACCGCCCCTCAGCTCAGGCCGACGCGAGTGCCCGCAGGTGCCGTGGCACGACCTCCGAGACGAGCTGCTGCTGCGCGCCCGTCAGGTTGAGGTCCGCGAGGATCGCCCGGATGGCCTGAGCGACCAGAGCACCTTGGGACTCCGCCAGCCGCACCCGCCGTTCTTCGATGCCGGCCTTGATGGCTTCGGCGCAGACGCGCACGAGGTGGGTGCGTTCCTGCTGGTAGAGCTTCAGCCAGATGTTCGGCGCGGCCTCTTCGGTCGTGCCGCGGTCTTCGCCGCCGGACTTCTCCCGGGTGACGCCCCAGACGAGGGGGTGTTCGCGGTCGGAGGTGGCGACGACGGCATCGGATTCGATCTCTTGGACGCGTTCGCGGAGCCAGGCGACGTGCCCGGCAGTCCACTGGACTTCGTCGAGGAGGGCTTCCGTGGCGGTGGTTTCGATCTTCCGGCCGTAGGTTGCCACGAGGGCCCGCGCTTTCTCCTCGGCGACGCGCTGCTCGCCTGCCTTGAGGCTCTGGGGGGCGTTGCCGCCGTGGAAGAAGCAGATGTTCTGCCCGGTCAGGGCCATGCCGCCGCACTGGCCGTGGGTCTTCTTGGAGCGGGCCCAGCAGCGGCGGCGGCCGTCGGTGCGGAATTCGTCGAATCCGTCGGGCAGGGCCCGCAGGCGCTTGCTCATCAGGCGCCGCCTGTCACCCAGTGGTCGGGCAGTGTCGAGGCGGGAGCTTCTTCCGGCGGGTCGGCGGGGTGGGGTTCGGGGGTGCAGTCGCAGCCAGGCAGGTCCGCCTCGTTGGGTGCGGTGCACGCGCTGGCGTGGATGAGGGCGGCGGCGTCCATGGTGATGGCGTGGGGGCCGCACGCGTACACGGTGCGGGTCATGCCGTCTGCGGTGGGCAGCGGCCCGAACTCGGGGTCCGGCAGCTGCCTGTCCCTGAGGTCGAAGAGCGCGGCCCGGCGCGCCTCCTCGGCGGCGACGACCTCGGCGAGTTCGTCGTCCGTGGGGCGGCGGCGCCAGTTCACGACGGCACGGTCCGGGCAGGTCGCGCAGAAGGGGCCGGCGGCGGGTACGGGCGGTGCGGTCGGCGCGGCGGGGGCCGGTTCGATGATGGGTGGTTCGGGTGTGGGCATGAGGGTGCTCCGAGGGTCGGACGGCGGGTCAGACGGCGTACCAGCCCCACGAGGTGCCGTTGTAGAGCGCCTGGTAGCGGCCGGTCTGCCCGGTGGTGAGGGTGGCGGTAGCAGCTCCGGTGCCGCTGCTGCTGTAGATGAGCTGGCCGCCGGTCGTGCCCACGGTCAAGGTGTTCGTGCCGACGTTCTTGAACACGTACTCGGTGGGGCAGAAGTCGGCGGCCGGGAGGGTGCCGGTGAAGCCTGCGGTGGTGGTGTCGCAGACGAGGGTGCGGTCGATGACGCTGCACGTGAACGCGCTCGTCTTCCGCTTGATCGCCCTGGGTACCTGCCCGTTGACGACTTCGATGCCGGTCGGAGCGGAGGTGGACACGCCGGACTCGGTGAACAGGCCCGTGAGGCGGACCCGGCCGAGTGCCGCGTTCATGGCCCCTGTCGAGTTGCCCGCGATGATGGGGGCGCTGGACTCGGTGGAGATGTTGGCGTAGACCGTGGGCCCGGCGCCGCCCGAACCTGCGCCGACGATGTACAGCTCGCTGGCGCAGGCCTCGATGCTCGCCGACATGGCGTCCATGGCGTGAACGGACCCGACGGACCCTGCGTAGTTGCCGACGGCGCACAGTCCGGCCCAGCAGTACAGGGCCATGTACCGGTCGATCACGCCGTGTTCGGTCATGAACATCGCATACGTGTAGCCGCCGCCGATGCTGACGTTCTTCGCGATGACGTAGTCGTTGTTGCCCGGTGCGGGCAGCAAGCACCCCACGCTGAGCCCGGTGCCGAACGTGCCTGGGCTGGTGTAGTCCGTGGACGGCGAGGCGACGGTGCCGGCCGTGCCGTATCCCAGGTTCTCGATGTGGGCGTTGGCGACGCCGTACAGGTTCAGCGCCCCGTAGGTCAGCCCGTACGCGCTGTGGGTGGTCAGGATTAGCAGGTCCCGGACGACGACCATCATGTTGCTGAAGTTGGCGCCAGCGCCGTAGCCGGATCCCTCGTTGGGGCCCGAGATGACGGCCGGGTTGCCTGCCGCGTTGATGCTGGCGATCTGCGCCCCGGTGGATGCGTACACGCCGAAGCTGATGAACCCGGAGCCAGCCATCTGCGGCACCTGCTGGAGCCAGTGGCGCACTGCTGCGGCGCCACTGGTGACTCCTCGGAATTCGAGGATCTTCTTCCCGCCGGCGGTGCTCACGGCGTCGAAGACGATCTGCCCGTTCCCGTGCTTGCTGGTGTTGAGGGGCCCGGCGATCACGGACAGGCGGGGGTTGAAGACCTGCGCGTAGGAGTGAGTTTGCAGGTAGGTCATGGCTGCGTCGGTGGCGGCCTGGACGGCGGCGGTGTCGTCGGTGCCCCAGATGACGACCGCGCCCGTGAGTGCGCCGCCGGAAGCGTTTGCCGCGTTCAGGGTGATCTGGGTGGCGCTCTGGCGGGAGGCAATCGTGGTGACCAGCGTGGTGACCCCGAGCGCCCCGGCGCCTTTCACTGAGATCGACTTGCCGACGATGCCCGTGGCCGGCCAGTTCGCGGTCGCGCTCGTCAGGACGGCCGACCCGGAGCTCATGGCGCCGTCTGCGACGACCTGGGCGTCTCCGGCTGCTCCGTACGCCGTGGCGGTGACGTCGAACACCCACGGCTGGAGCCCCTGATACTTGCCCGCCGCGTCCGCGATGGCCGCGGCCTGAGCGGTAGACGCGGCCCCCAAGGCGTCGTAGGCGTTGTTCGCGCGGGTGACCTCGGAGGCGATCTGACTGGCGGTGTACGAGTTCGCACTGCCGAGCGCGGCAGACGCGGCGCCGAACGCGTCGAAGGCCCCGGCGCTCTGGGTGGCTGCGGTGCCGAGTCCGAGGTTCGTGCGGGCAGCGCCAGCGTTCTGGAGGTCGGACAGGTTGTTCGCGGCGAGGAGCGCCCCGACGGCGCCGCCGCCGACGGTGACTCCGCTGCCCGGCCACGCCCCGGCCGCTTTCGGCCCGTACAGGACGACGGACGTCGGGTAGCCCGTCTTGTCGATGTAGTAGTCGCCGTCGATACCGACCGTGGGCCCGGGTGCGCCGGTGCCGTTGAGGACGGCGTTGCCGCGCGGGCCTTGCACGCCGGTCGGGGAGATGATCACGTTCGGCACAGCACCTCCCTCAGGGCATCGCGACGGGCTGCGTATTGAAGACGCCTTCGACCCACGTGGTCTGGGTGCTGGTGTTGGGGTTCGACCACAGGTTGAACGGGCGAGCGCCCTTGCCGAGCAGGCTGGTTGCGGTTGGGCTGAGGACGACCAGCACCGTGGACGTGGCCAACGTGACGGTGATGTAGCCCTGGGCGCTCGGTGTGGGGGTGACCTTGACGAGCGGCGTGGGCGACGTGTCGGTCACCGATTGGCGGATGACGAATTCCCAGTCCAGGCCCGTAATGTCGACGAGGGCGCCGGGATCGCCCATGGTGAACGACTCGACCCATTGGGATCCTGCGGCAGCTGAGGTGTTCCACTGCATCGGGAGGCTGGACACGGTCACCGCCTCTCCGCGCCTCGCGGCTACTCGCTTGCTGGCGGTTCCTCGGCGGGCAGCGGGTTGTCGTTGGTCCAGGTGTGGTCGTCGCCCATGGCGGGCGGCGTGTGCACGAGGTGGTCGTCCTCGTGTCGCCCGTCGGGGTCTTTGCTCCAGTGGACGCAGCGGAGTTCGAGAGGCTCGCCGCCGATGTCGAGCGGGGCGGTGGCGGGGCAACGGCGCATGGTCCGGTCCTTCCAAGTCAGCGATGGAAGCGGCCGTGGGGCGTCGCAAGGGCGCGCTGGATCTCGTGCGCGATCGCCCGGCGTGCGGCCTCTTTGTCCGACAGGCCGCCGTTGATGACGACGTTCATCGTCATGTGGGAGTCCCGATTGACGGCCAGGGAGTGGAGATATGCACAGACCGTTTGGCCCGCATCCCGAGCCGCGCGCCTGACGCGCTTCGCCTCGGCGGGAGTGAAGGTGACCTCGTAGGTCGCAGCGATTCCCTCGGCAGGCGTCTCAACGTCTTCTGAGGCCTCGTCGAGGCTTTTCGTCATGGGGGCGCTCCGAAGGTTGTTCAGCGGCGGCGTATCGCGCGCCAGGCGTACGGGAGGCTGGCGGCGAGGACGCAGGCGGCGTAGATCCCGACCGTCGGCAGCACGATCGACATCGGGACGACTTGGAACACGAGGCAGCAGGACAGGCAGGTGGCGACGAAGGCGAGGCGGGAGCGGGCGGTCATCAGGCGCCTCCGACCGGCTCGAACGCGATCAACTCGGTGACCCTCAACAGGCCTACACGTGACGGATGCGGATCCCAGACGATCTCGCCGTCGACCCACACGACCGCATGCCGTACGCCCCGTACGGACGGGCCCCACGCCATGCCGTACGCGACGGGCACATCCGGCATTCGCATGATCGGCCGGTAGCCGTGCTCGATGCAGAACGCGGCGAGGCGCTCCAGCCAGTCGTCGAACAGGATGAAGTGCGGGACGTCATCGAGTGGCAGGTCGAGGAGTGAGGCGACCGCGGCTTGCAGGCAGTTCCCGGGGATGCCGGACGGGTCGCCGTGCAGGATCGTCTGGGTGACCTCGCGCATGGTCACCGCCTTGAGCTGGCCCGGCAGGACTCGAACCTGCAACCGGCGGCTTTGGAGACCGCTGCTCTCCCAATTGAGCTACGAACCAAAGCGACCGCCGGTCCGCGGGGTGAAGATCTCCGCGACCAACCAGCGATCACCCGAGGACGCTCTAGACCACTGAGCTACCAGCAGGCCGCGTGCGGCCTTTTCTATGGCTGGACGGGATTCGAACCCGCGTCTTCCCCTACGTGGCGCCGACCAGGCTCGAACTGGCGACCTCTGGGTTATGGGCCCAGCGAGCTACCAACTGCTCTACGGCGCTCCGCTCAGACTAGCTGTCGGTCACGTCGGAGCCGATCGGGTTTCCTGCTGATCCGCCGCTGACCCCGACCCTCAGCGTTGCCAGCGGCGGACGACTATGCGGCGACCGGGCTGCGCTGCGGCATCGGCCGGTACGTCTTGGCCCGCTCGCGAATCTCGGGAAGGGCGTACATGGTCTTGAATTCGTGGCCGTTGCCGGTCAGTCGGCCGTCACCCGAAAACCTCTGGATCTTCCCGCGCCGGGCCCACTGACGGATCACCGGCCCCGGTACGCCGGTCCTGGCAGTCGCCTCGTGCTCGAAGACCAGATCGTCGGCGTACAACTCGCTCGGGCGCATCATCACCCCCGACATACAGAAAGCCCCCGGCCGGAAGCTGGGGGCTGAAGTAGATGCGGACACACGTAGTTCCGGACGGGGGCAGTGTGACATGCAGGCGATCGCCTGCGCAACCAGGGCCGGAGATAGCCCTATGCGGCGGTCCGGGTGGCGAGCGGCAGGTCAAGTACTTCGGTACGTCCGTACTGCGTGCTGCACCCGCGACAGCGGGCGCCCGGCGTCGACACCGTGACCTTCAGTACCGTTCCGCACGGGCACGCCACAGCGATCGGCCGCTCGGCCCGCTCGCCGGTGATCTGCCGCTCGCACTGGCGGACCAGATCCGAGACCTCCCGCGCGAACTCGACGAACGCCGGATGCTCCGTGGCGGCCCATTCGAGGTTGATGCGCAGTGCCTTCACGGCCTGGTCGAGCTGCTCCTGAAGGCCGCCCTCCCAGCGGGGGTGCAGCCAGCCGAGGTGCTCATGCCAGTCGACGAGCCACGTCTGGAGGACGGTGATGATGCCGCCGCGCGCGGTGAGGCTGAGGGGTTCGAGGCGCAGTGGGAGGGGTGCGGTGCGGGAGCTGGCGACGCGGATGGCGCCGCCTCCGGAGCCGGGGGCGAGGACGCCGGCGAGTGCGGCGTAGAGGCCGTCAGGTCCGGGGAGGGTGCGGAGTGCTTGGTCGGCGCGTTCTTGGCAGAGGTGGCAGGCGGTGCGGGCGAGTTCGTCGTGGCGGAGTTGGCGTCCGCAGGCGCAGGCGGGCCAGGTGTAGTCGTTGAGCGGGGAGTCGGGCATGCGGGCCTCCCGTGGTGCTGAGGGTGTTGGGCCCAATTGTGCACTGTCCGCCGCATCGCCTACTGAATGGCTGGTCAGTAGGGTGCGGTTACGCCCCGCTGGGATTCCTCGGCGGGCAGCACGTCGGCCACGGGCAGTCGACTGCGATGTGGTAGTCGCCACGGCACAGGCAGTCCGTACAGCCACCGAGGAGGCGGCGCCGCCCAAGTCGCCTCGCCTTCGCGAGGAACAGGTTCAGCGGAAGCGGCCCGGTCTCCTTCTCCAACTCGGCCTGGACGTCCCAGCGCATCCGCCAGGCCTCCCCCGCCGTCGACCGCTTACCGCTCGCCCAGCCCAGCGTCCGCCGCACGGCGCCGAGGAACGCCTCGTCGGGAATGTCCTTGCACTGCATCCGGCGGTCGCCGACGATCCGGATCGTGGCGGGCAACTCCGGCTCGGGGCGCACCTCGGCGAGCGGCGGCAGCCAGAGGGCGCCCGTGCGCTCGAAGACCGACATCGGGACCAGGTCCATGCCGCCAGTATGCGACCGCCCCACCCGACGCTCAGCCGAGTTCGGCCGCCGCCGACTCGTAGCCCGCGGCCTGCGCCGGCGTCAGATAGTGCGACACCCGGACGAGAACCGAGCCGTGCACGTAGTCGTACTCGGCGAGCGCCGGCAGTGACTTGGTGACGGCCTGGATGTACTTCGCCCGGGTCTGTGCGTCGGCCTCGCTCCCGAACACTTCGATGGCGCCCCCGCGTTCGACGTCGCCTTCCTTCGTGCCGCTGATGTCGGCCGCCTTGATCCGGCTGTCCGCGAAGGTGACCTTCGACGTGTACTGGCTGGGCCGGCCGAGAAGATGGTTCGGGTCGTTCTCTGCCGTGACGGTCCCGGACAGTTTCGCGGACGCCACCGAGGCGGAGACCTTCGCGAAGGCGCTGCTGGCGGTGAGGGGCTGGCTCGCGGGGCCGGCCTTCGCGTCGGCGGCGGGTTTCGGGTTGCTGCTGCATGCTGCGAGTCCGGCGAGGAAGAGGGCGGCTGTGGTGGTGGTGAGGGTTCGTCTCATGCGGGCGATGGTGTCGCCTGGGGTGCCGGGGTGGTGACGGTGTGTCTAAGTTGTGACGAACCGTTCGGCGACCGCGCACGCGTGAGGGCCCACTCACGGGGAGGGGGCCCTCGGCTATACGGCGGGTCAGGCGTCGGGCGTCTCTGTGGCGTCAGTGGGGGGTGCCGAGTTCAAGGAGCTCGGCGATTACGCAGTCGTCGGCGTCGCAGGGTTCGGCGTCCTCGTCGCCCCGGTCGCAGCGGCACTCGGACTCGTAGGGCTGCGGGTCGGCCAGGAGCGGGATGTCGACGTCCGGGTCGAGCCCGGCCACGATCTTCCGGGCTCGGAGTTGGGCGTCCGTCGGCTGCTCCCAGGTGTGCAGGCCGTGCCCGGTGTGGAAGCCGCCGCAGTGCCCGTCCTTGACGTGACCGCACCAGCGACAGCCGAAGAGAGTGACGGCCCGGATGCCGCTGTGGAACATGCCGTTGGCGGCGCGCAGGTGCAGGCCCCTCCGGTGGGCGGCTTCAACGTGATGGTTCCCGGTGTGCTCGCACGGCCTTCCGGTGGCCTTACAGGCTTCCTCGATGGCGTCGGCGCGGCGGTAGGCGGCTTCGGCTGCGTCCAGTTCGGCTTGAGTCTCATATACGGGCATGTGGTTCATCCTGTCGGGTCGGGCGGTCAGGCGGGGTCGTCCTGCTGCTCGCAGGCCTGGAGTTCGTGGATCGCATCGTCCAGAGTCAGCGGCGCCTCGTCGTCGCGGTCTTCGTCGCCGTACTCGACGATCCGGGGATTGGAGGGGTCGGAACAGTCGAGGCGGTACCAGCCGTCCGGGTCGAGTCCCACCCACGGAGGGCAGGTGCACGGGGAGGCGGGGAGCGCGTACGACTGCATCGTGATGCAGTCCACGAAGTGACTGGCCATGGCGGGTATCCGTTCAGGGTCGGGTGTTGGGTCGGAGGCCGGCGCGCCTGCTGCCGTGAGCGGGCCCCGCCAGCCGGGTGCCCGCTCGATCGTCTGCACTTTCCCGATCTCGGCCATCTGCTCGTTGGTGGCGAGGTAGGCGCGACCGCCCTCGTCGTTCTTGAAGTAGAGGATCCCGTCGATGCCCCCGATGGTGAGGACGTCGAGGACGGTTCCGGTCATGACGCCGACGGGGCCGTGGTTGCCGGGGGTGCGGGTGACGGTGATGCGGTCACCGGGGGCGGGGGTGTAGGCCATGGCGGGCTCCTTCGGATCAAGCGGCGAGTGCGTCGGCGAGCAGCTGGACGCGGGCGGTGGCGGGGCCCGTGGACGGCGGGCCCCTGGGTGTGATCAGTCGGAGGACCAGCCGGCCCACTCCGGCTCGATGAAGCTGACGGTGCCGGACGTGTAGCGGATCAGCTCGCCGTGCTTGTGGAGCCGGTGCACGGCGCCCTGGTCGTCGGTGACCCGCCATGACGAGCCGAGCGGGTCCTCGACGGTGGCGATTGTGCGGTCGTCGGGCAGGGGGGCGCCGGGGGTGATGGCGTACTGGTCGTAGCCGAGCGCGCGCCCGTTCGCGGGTACGGTCTTCAGGATCTCCGGCTTCGGACCGGTGAGAGCCTGCATGAGGGGCAGGTCGTCGCGGCTGCCGTACTTCTCCAGGCCGTCGCACCAGTCGGTCGTCGCCTCGACGGGGCCGACTGCGGGTACGTCGATGGTGACGGTGATCTCCTCGGCGGTCCACTTCGTGCCGTCGCTGATGCTGCGTTCGACCTGGCGGGAGGTGACGGTGCCGCCGACGCGCTCGTACAGGTCGTTCAGCTCCAACTGGGACCACAGGATGATGCGGGTCTCGGTCTCGCCGTGCTCGGCGCTCGGCTTCCAGTACCGGAGGTCGAGCGCGTCCCGGACCTGGCGGGCGAGCTTCTCGTCGAAGACGACCGGCTCGGGCTCCGGGTCGGGGGTCGGGGTGTTGAGGTCGCGGATGGGCTGCGGGTCGATGGGGGCGAGGACGAGGGCGGTTCCGATGATGCTGACGGTGGCGAGTTCGATGGTGCTCAACGCGGTCTCCTGACGGTGCGTGCTGCGGGTCTGGGTGGTCTGCTTCGTCGTGGAGTGATCTACGCGGCGAGGGCGAGCCTGGCGGCGGCGACCTTGTAGGCGGGCTTGCGGGGGCGGTAGATGACCGCGATGCGGGCGACCTCGGCGGGCGTGTACCTCGTGCAGGTGTGGGCCTTGATGTTCTTGGCGTAGCTGATTCCGGCCTGTCCAGTGACGTCGGCCTTGTCCGCGTTCTTGCGGAGGGACCCGGCGACTGAGCGCGCCTCCTTGGGGGCGAGTCCGGCGGCGATGCAGTGGGTGGCGAGGGTGCCGACGCCGTTGCGGCGGATCTTCGCGGCGGCGCGGTTGGTGCGGGTGCGCTGGGCGAGGATGCGGCGGGCGGTGCGGGTGCGGTCGGTCATCTTGTCCCCCTGCTGCGGTGCGGTTTCTGTAATACGAGAATGCACCCGGACCGGCAGGGTTGTCAAGCGACTTGCGCAGGTGGATGCTAGTTCCTGTAATACGACACCTAGGGAGCATCCAATGGCCCGGCCCAAGACTGGCCAGACCCCCGTCAAGACCTTCCGGCCACCGATCCCGCTATGGGACGAGGTCGTGAAGCACGCCGAGGCAGAGAAGCGTCCATATGCGGACGTGATCATCGAAGCCCTGCATGACTGGCTGAAGAAGAAGGACCGGCAACGCTCGAGCCCGGTGGGCAGCGAGGAGCAGCACGGATGAGCGGGCAGCCGGACCGGTACGAGCTGAGAGCGCGCCAGTTGCGCATCCTGGCGGGCCTGCACAGGAAGCGCGCCGCCGAGTTGGACACGGCGGCCGAAGCAGCCTTGGCCACTCGGTCCATGCGGCGCTTCGCCGAACTGCTCACGGAGTCGGAGATGCGTGAGCTGGCCGAGCATCCGGACTTGGCGGAGCTGAACGTGCAACTGGAAGGCTTCTACGGCGCGGGCCCGGTGCGCCCGGACGAGGAGACCACCACATGAGCGCGCGCATCCATATCAGCGGAGGTCCCCACGATGGCCAAACGCTGACGTGGGAGACGGCGAACTCCCGACGTCATCAGCCTGCCAGTTCCCCCCGACACGCCAATAGCACCGACCAGCACGGCCCACTACTGGCGCGGTCGGAACTGGGACGGCCGCACAATCCACGCCGATGACGGAGCGACGGTCTACGAGTTCAAGAGCGAGACCGCATGACGAAGGCCCCGCCCGGGACCGCATCCCGGGCGGGGTCTCTCGCGTTTCCACCCCCACTGTCAGACCCTGCCGTCACACTGGCCGCATGGACGACGAGGTGGCCTTCATGGTGCGCGGGAAAACCCGGGCGATCTGCCAGCAGTACCTCGACCTCGTCTGCCAGCACCTCGGCGCCAAGCCCGCCGGCGGGATCACCGACACGATGCCGCCCGGCTGGATCGGGCGTGCCGTCCTCCGGCCCGTACCCGACGAAGAGCCCGACAGGGCGTGAGGCGGCCCCGCGACGACGGGGGGTTGCGTCGCAGGGCCGGGCTTCCAGTGTGGCAGCAGGCTACGGCTTCCGCAGCGAGTGATGTCGAACCATCTCGGCGAGGCGCTGAACGACCACCCCGCCCTGTCCGATGGCCACTACCCGCAACCCCTTCTCGCGCCCCTCTCCCGGCCTGTCGTCGTTGTCGTCGGTTGCAGCTTGACCTGCACCAACGACGCCCGGAGAGGGGTAGGCCTGCTCGGGGGAGGGGCAGTCGTCCCAGCGCAGCCCGGCCGACGAGGAGCGGCCCTCCATCCGCACATCCTTCACGGGCCAACCAATCCCGGCCGCAGCGGCACGCACCGCGTCGGTGGTCGTACGGAGGTGCTCGGCGAGGGGCTTGAGCTGTGCGTGCGGGGTGCCGACATCGCGGACTGCGGCGACCAGCTCGACCGGAGAGACGGGTGGCGCCTTCGGCTGCTCGACGACGGCAGGCTTCTCCTCGCCGCCGGCCTCATCCTTCGGAGGCGGCTGCTCCTGCTCCTCGTCAACAGGGGCGGGCGCGGCCGGCCGCTTCGGCTTCCAGTCGTCGGCGCCGGCCCGGTAGGCGGAGACGACCCAGCAGGCGGCGGCACCCCACAACAGCCAGGGTGCTCCCCCGTTCTCGACCCGGTGGTAGATGCCGGCCGCGAGCGCGACGGCGACCTTCCGGAGGATGGCGGCGGCACCGAGCAGCACGCCTGCCCGCAGCAGCCAGCCGATCCCTGTGCCCTCGTCGAGCCACTTGCGGGCGCCGGACCAGAGGCTGCGCGCCCGGCGTACTACCCAGGCAGCCAGGTAGGTGGCGCGCCGCCCGGAGCCGATCGCGATGCGGTGCACGGCGGTGCGCAGCCACTGCACGGTGGTCGGGGCCCTCACGTCAGCTTCCCCTTCGCGATCCCGTCGATCGCCCACGCGCCGAGGCCGTTGGCGCCCTGCACGATCTGGTCGGCGAGCATGGCGGCGGTACCAGTGGACACGCACAGCAGGACCCCGACCAGCACGCCCTTCCACCATTTGCCCTTGATGAGCTTGGCGAAGGTCTTGCGGAGCAGGAAGAGCACGGTGAACAGGGCTGCGACGACGATGGCCCCGTACCCGTCGATGCGGGGCGTGGCGGCGGTGCCCATCTGCTGACTCGGGGTGCCGGTCAGCCACTTCATGGCGACGTCGCCCACCGAGTTGCCGCCCCAGCGGAGGAAGTCGGCGATGGTGCCGAGGAGCCCGGCGGGGCAGGCGATCATCAGGATGCCGCAGACGATGCCGAACCCGAGCGGGATGAGCGCCTTGGGGTCTTTCGCCTTGCCGCCACCGTCATCACCGATTCCCTTGCCGCCGCTTTTGCCGCCTTTGTGCCAGCGCCACAGTTCGGTGCCGAGGAGGGCGAGACCGAGGGCGAATCCGGCGGTGGAGATGGTGGTGGTCGTGTACTGGCTTACGGCCAGCGTGACGGCGCTCATGGTGTGTCGACTCCGGTGATCCAGTAGACGAGGGTGGTGATCGGGAGGGTGAGAACGGTCGCGGTGATGACCGCATACAGCAGGAGCCGCGCGACCCGGGCGCGAATCTTCGGGAGCCACGCTTCGGGGTGGGCGTGCAGGGCGCGAATGCGGGAGACGTTGTCCCAGACCGCGACCAGCGCCCACACGATGGCGGCCATCACCCACGCTGCGGGCAGGCCTTCCTGGTGGCGGACGCTGTCCAGGACTGCCGCCCACGGCCCGCTCACCGGGAACGCGAGCAGAACCATCAGGGCGTGGTAGCCCCAGCGGACCCGCCGCCACCACGGATCCGGGGGCGGATCCAGGGGTCCTTGCAGGTCAACGGTGACGGTGACGTGGACGTCGACCGGTACGGGAGGTACGGGAGGGGGCGGGTCCGGCAGTCTGGAGCGCCACCAGTCCGGAGGCTGCACGGGAGGTGGTGGAGGAGCAGGCGGTGGGGGCGGTGGGCTGGCCGGCGCGGGGAGCGACGTTCCCGCAGGGATGATCCTGGTCGGGGTGATCGGCGTGTTCTTGCTGCTGCTCACCGCGGCCACCCCGCGCACGCGCAGGCGATCAGCATGGCGGCGGTCCAGGCGGTGCCGATCCACACCCGGCCGTCGTCGTACGCCTTCAATGCCGCGAGGGCCGCAACCGCGGCAATGGCCACACCGAGGGGCGGGAACGCGACCAGCGAGCACGCCAGCAGGAACGGCAGGCTGACCGTCACCCCGGCCCCGGCGAGGACGGCGATCAGCGTGCCGCGTTCGCGCAGCAGCCAGGCGGTGGCCGCGCCCGGGGCGAGCGCGGCGAGACAGAGGACTGCGATCAGCATGACGGGCTCCGGGTTCAGGCGGACTTCGAGTTCTTGGCTTTCTCGTACAGCCGCTGCGCGGTGACGAGCCGGTCGTACGCGGTGGTCTGCTTCAGGTCGAAGTGCTCCTGAATCCACTTCAGGGAGACCGCTTCGGGATCACCCGCTTCGACCATGCGGGCGAGGACCGCTTCGACTTCGGCTTGCTTCTTGGCGCGCGGGCCGGTGATGGCGGACACCGGGGTCGAAGCCGAACCTGAAGCGTTGGCGGTGTCGCTGGCCATAGTCGAAGTGGTGCCCGAAGTGGCCGCGGCTTCGGCGACGATGCGCTGGGCGCGGTCGCGCGCCTCCTGCTCCCGCCGCGCCAGAGCATCGGCGGCGGCCTTCTCCCTGGCCTGACGTGCCGCTTCGACCTGAAGGCGCTCCTGCTCGGCGACCCGGCGTTGCCGGTTCAGTTCGGCTTCGGCTTCGGCGTTCTGCTGCCCGCGGGCGATGTCGGCGAGCTTCGCTTCGGTTTCGGCGGCGAGGATCCGGCCGGCTTCAGCTTCGGCCCGCTGCTTCGATTCGACTTCGAGGCGCAGCCCTTCGGCCGCCGCTTCGGCTTCGGCCCGGGCGCGCGCTTCGGCCGCTTCGGCTTCGGCTACTTCGGCCCGGCGCTTCGCGTCGACTTCGGCCTGACGGAGTTCAGCTTCATGCCTGGCTTCCGCTTCCGCTTCGGCCTTCGACCGTGCTTCGGCTTCCCGCTTCGCTTCGGCGTCGGCCTGTTTCCGCGCTTCGATGTGCGGCCGGTCGATGGCCTCCTGGACGGACATGCCGTCGGCGGACAGTTCGAGAACCAACCGCTGTGCGGCGGTCGCCTTCCGGCGCCATCCGCGGCCGTGCTCGCGGCGGAGCTGCGCCCGGTAGATGCGGCGCTCCCGCTCCAGCTCCAGGACGGTCGCCCACTTCCGGATCTCCCACAGGCGCTGCCGTCGCCAGAGGACGAACGTGCCGACCGGGTTGAGGATCCACCGGGAGGCATTCGGGCCTTCGAGGTGCTTGTCCGCGGTGATGTCGGCGATGCGGCCGATGGCGTGCCGGGCGGCCTCGACGGCGATGACGAACAGGACGGGGATGGTGCCGTGCATGCCGACGCCGAGCTTGTCCGGCCATGCGGTCGCCGCATTGAACGCGATCGTCGCTGCGGTCAGCGCCCACGCGGTGTAGCGCAGGAGGGGGAAGGTGATGCGGCGCCAGGTGAGGAGGAGGTCGAGGGCGAGGAACGCGATGATGCCGGCGTCGACGGCGATGGGGAACGCGCGGGCGAACTTCCCGAATCCCTTGGCTGCGGCGAGGTCGGTGACGGCGCTGTAGGAGCCGATGAAGCCGAGGGCGGCGATGATGAGGACCGAGCCGACGACGATGCCGGTGAGGATCTTCTGCGTGCGGGTCAGAGGCCGGAGAGGGCTACCCGCACCGACGCCGGCAGGAGGCATGGTCACTTCGACTTCCCCTCTTCGGCGATGAGGGCGGTGCGCTCGTGGACGAAGTCGGCAAGGTCGCCTTCGTAGGCGAACCATTCGGTGGTGCCGATGCGCTGCTCGGCGAACTGCTTGTGGAACTCGCGTTCGCGGCGCTGGTCGCCTTCGAAGAGGAGCGCGATGTTCTCGGCGCGGAGGGCGAGAGTGCGGATACGGCGCCTCAGGTCGGTCGTCGTGCCGATCTTCATGCGGTTGCCGTTGCGGATGAAGTACACGTACGGGGCGTGCTTGCCCGCGGGGACCGTCCACTTGGCGGCCGGGACATCGGCCGGCGCGGCGGGTTGGGCCGGAGCGTCGGTCAGGGTGTAGCCGAGGCCAGCCATGACCGCAGCGAGCCGTTCGCGTCGCTGCTCCCGCTGGCTCGCGTCGAAGACGGCGGCGCGTTGCGCGGCCTCCCGGGAGAGGAGTGCGTCGATGACGGCCTGGTCCTCGTCGGGTAGGAGCCTGGTCTGCATCCACGCCGTCCACGTGATGCTCGCCGTGACCGCTACCGCGCCGATGACGATCCACAGAGCAATCCGGTACGAGCTCGCCGATGCGCCGACGACGGCAACGGCCAGGGCGCCGACATGACCGATGAGCCCCAGCTTCCGGAAGTCGCTCCGGGCTGACCGGTCATAGAAATGCCCGTACTCCAGCCATAGGCCAGCCGCCCAGACCATCGGAAAGCAGACGGCGAACGCCCACATGCAGGCGCCGCCCGCGGGGGTCGTGTCGGCTACCTGCCGCCATGCGGACGGGCGCAGGGACATGGTCAGGTAGACGGCGGCTGCGCCGACTTGGAACGCCAGGGCGATGCCGCGGATGACGCGTTCGAGGGTGGCGTCGAGTCGTCCCAGCTGCTGGGGTGCGGTGATCACGGTGGTGTGGTCCTGTTCTGGAGCGGAGGCCGACCCCCTCGCGGCCGTGGGGGAACGGAGGCGCGAGGGGGCCGGCGGTTTATGGGTGGGTCAGTCGCGCCAGTTGGTGATGCGCCAGCCGCCGTCTGTGCGATCGCGGGCGCGGTCTCGCTGCTCCCACCGTTCGGCTTCGGCTCCGGCTTGTCGTGCGCCGCTGGTCTTGGCCCGTCGGAAGCGGCTGGCATCGCCGGTGACGCTGGCTCCGGCGGCGGGATATGTGCGGGTGGACTGTTCGGTGCGGCGGAACCAGGCCATTAGCGGTCCGTCCAGCTGGCCCAGGTGTGGCCGATGGGCGGTTCGTAGGGCGGCTGCGGGTCTTCGCCGTCCGTAGGGGTGAGGTCTTCCGTGTCGTCGGCTTCGGGTTCGGTCTCGGTGTCGTCGTAGGTGTCGCTCATCAGCGCCACCCGCAGACGACGGCCGCGAACAGGGCTCCGGTGGCGAGGATGGCGACGACGGTCATCGCGCGGGTTGCGGCGCGTCCGGGCGGGCGGCTCACGTCGTCACCTGCGGTCGGGGCAGCCCGCGGCACATGGCGGCGTGTGTTTGGGCCCAGTCGCGGACGCGGCCGAGTTGGTCGTTGCCGTGTCCGTCGCCGCAGCCCGTGCATTTGGCTTGGGCGCTTTGGGCGGGGCGGCCTGCGTGGTCGTTGTAGCCGTGGAGGCGGATGTCGACGGTGGCGCCGAGGAGAGTTCCGAAGCGCAGCTGCACGCCATCCGGCCACGGCTCGGTGTTCTGCGGCTCGTTCATCGGGCGACCGCCTGCCGGTACTCGGCGAGGTGCTCGCGGATCTGCTGCTCGGTGATCCCGTGGGCGCGGGCCGCGTTCTGGTAGCGGTCGAGCTCGGCGCGTTCGTCGCCGGTGAGCGGGTTGCCTTGCTGTTCGCGGGCTTCGGCGAGTCCGATGGCGACGGCCGCCCAGTGGAGTGCGGCGGCGGGGTCGTTGGCGGGGGTGCCGTCGTCGGGCGTGGTGTTCGGCTGCTCGCTCATGCGCTGGCCGCCTGACGCGGGAGCGGGTTGGTCTTGAGGTGCGCGGTGAGCGCGCGCCGGTTCTTCGCTTGCGCGGGGTGCCGGAGGGTGGCGCAGAGGCGGCAGTCCTTCGGGTCGTGCGCGCCGGGGCTGTGCTCAGTGGGCAAAGCGCCACTACGATCACGCATGTCTACTCCTGGTTGCTCAGGGGTGGGCGTCCCGTGCGGGCGTGTCACCGCTCGCCGGGGTCTAGCCGGGCCCGGCGTGTCACCGCCGGGCCCGGTTCTCGTGCGGCCCCGGCAGATCTGTCACCACCTGCCGGGGCTTCGTGTTGTGCAAGGACGACAGTACGGGAGTAGTGGCGCATTGACAACTACTATGGGAAACTGTGGGCATGTCGGCGAGCAATGAGGGGAGGTCAGAACCTCAGATGGTGACCTTCACGGACATCGCACGGCTGGCGGTCGAGCACGGCTTCACCGGCCACCTGACGCGCCAAGGCGTCCGGAAGATGGCGGATACCGATCCAGCCTGGCCGGTGCCAGAGGAGCAGTGGATGAAGATCGGGAACTCCTGGGCGATGCCATGGGCGCCGGTCAAGAAGTACTTGGCCGAGCGCACATGGGCCGGAAGGGGCCCGTCGAAACAACCACCCGCCGCCAAGTAGCCGGACAACGCAACGGCCGGGGTGTCTCACCACCCCGGCCGGATGACCAGCGGGTTCCAGCCCGCAGATCTACAGAACCGCACCAACAGGAAAGGCGCTCTGTGCGCATGAGGGTACCCAAAGCATTCCTGCTCGGCTACGCCGCCTCGGCGGTGAGCGCCCGATGAGCCTCGCTCCGATCTTGTGGGCGCTGAAGGATGCGCCGGTCGCCGACAGCATGGAGCGCCTGGTCCTCGTCGTCCTCGGCGAGCATGCGGGCGGGGCGGACGGCTGCACGGCTTTCCCGTCCCGCGACACCATCGCGGCACTGGCCCTCGCCGATCCGAAGACGGTGCAGCGGGTGATCCAGCGCCTGGTCAAGCGGAAGCTGATCGCGCCCGGTGACCAGGGTGCGGCGCAGTACATCCGGGCGGACCGGCGGCCCGTCGTGTACGACCTGATGATCCCGTACTCGTGGTTCTCCGACCCGGAGCGAGTGAACGAGGAGCGGCAGAAGCGCGGCCTCCCGCCGCTGACACCGGCGGACCGGCCGGACATCGCGGAGGCGGCGGCCAAGGTGCGGCGGAAGGATGCGGGGGTGCCGAGACCGAAGACGGCACGAGGGGACTCTCAGTCCCCTCGCTCCAAGCCGGAGGAGCCCGGCCACGGGGGGACTTCAAGTCCGGCACGGGGGGACTCTGAGTCCCGGACGGGGGGACTTCAAGACCCCCGAACCTCCTCTTTTGATCCTCCTATTTTTGAGCCGCCTACTTCTCTCTCGCCGCTCCCTGCTCAGCGGCCGGAGCCCGATCCCGTTCACGAGAGAGAGATGCTTCCTTCCTTCGAAGACCACCACCAACCCGAGCCCGACCCCGCCGCCCAGGTGACCGCCTCATGGGTCGAGGCCTACAAGCGCAGCAGCAACGGCAGCGAGCCGTCCGCGAAGGCCGTCGCCCGGGTGCGGACATCCGCCGGCTCCCGGTTGCGCGCCGGGAAGAGCGTCGACGAACTCGCCCTGATCGCTGCCGACATGGCGGAGACGAACCTCGCCTGGACGGACCTCGCCGAGCACGAGGCGCACTGGCTGAACAAGCAGCAGCAGTGGGGCGGCCTCACAGGTACGGATGCCACCGTCGCGGGCTGGCTCCAGCTCGCCGACCAGCTCGGCCAGGGAGGAGACCCCGCCTCCAGGCCTTCCGTCACGGACCAGCGGGTGCACCAGGCCCTCAGTGTCGGCCGCCAGTTGCAGGCCGAAGCTGACGCCCGGCGCGGCGGCTACCGGCCCCAGAATCCCAACGACGCCTGGGACCGCATCCGGCAGCAGGCAGATGCGGGTGAACGCCCCGACGGCTGGGAGAAGTACCCGCACTGCGGTCACCCGGACTGTGACGAGATCACCCGCATGCGGGACACCGACGACGGCTCCGGCGAACTCCGCCCGTCGTGCTGCTCGGGATGTCATCCCGCACTCCAGTGGTACTGACCAGCGCCACCGTTCCGCGCCCGCTACCGTCGTGGGCGCCCCCCCGAAGGAGTACCGCCATGACCACCACCCAGCCGTCCACCGACTCCCCACCGGACAACCCGCGTCTCGCGCTCCTGCGCGCCCTGAACACTCCGCCGTACGACACGGCTGCGGGGAAGGTGGGTGCGTCGTTGTGTGAGGCGGAGCAGCTCATCGACGCGTTCCGGGCGGCCGTGCTCCGCGATGTCCTCTGGCGTCTGGAGCAGTCCTCCGGGCACGACGTCGCGGCGAAGCTGGTGGAGGACAACCCGGAGCTGGACGAGCTGCTGAACGCGACGGAGGCGACGACGTGAGCGGCGTGGATCTGGCCCAGTGGCTCGGCGCCCAGTTCGCCGAGGATGAGCGGATCGCGCGGGCGGCGTGTGATGGCGGCGGCGGATGGAAGGCCGACGAGCAGGCGTCGTGCGAATGCTGCACGAACGTCCGCACTGCCACCGGTGCACTGGTCTGCACGCCTGACGACCGCGACGCGCCACACATCGCCGAGTGGTCTCCGGCCCGGGTGCTGCGGGAGATCGACGGGCGCCGACGCACGGTCATCCGCTGCCAGGAGGAGATGCTGTCCGGTATCCCGCGCCTCGTGCACTTCGCACAGCAGACGCTGCGGGAGATGGCGCTCGGGTACTCCCACCGGCCGGGCTACGCGGAGGCGGTCGCTGCCGCCGGATAGCCGGACCGTTAGTCAGGCGTTAGAGACCCCAACGGATCTTGCGCTGTGATGGAACCCCAACCCGAGGAGACACGATGGACGAGCCACTGATCGACGAGACCGACGCCGAGGTGCAGCCCACCATGGCCACCATGGATGAGGAGACCGCCAACGTGGTGATCGCGGAGATCAACCGGCGTGAGGCGCTCGGCCTGCCCGGTGTCCCCGGCGGCGACTGGGACGACTGAGTATCCGCACGCAGCGACACCCCCGACCGAGCGTGACGGTCGGGGGTGTCGTGCTGTAGCAGCGCGTCCAGGAGGCGAGCCAGCCGGACCGGGGACGCGCCACGATCGTACGCCCGCCCTGTGACAACGCCCGGAGTCCCTGCCCGTAGGGGTTTCTGGCGCGCCCTCGGCGCCCGTGCTGGACTGTGCGTGCTGGACACGGGTTGGGAAACCTCGCACGGCCGGGCTCTGAGGGTGGCTCCCTCGCATGGGCCCGGCCTTCAGCGTCTCCGGGCAACGCGAGAGCCCGACCACGCGGGCCGGGCTCTCGGATGCTGGCGGTCGCGCCTACGTTGGTGAGTCGGCCACCGCCTCTGGGCTCCACGCGGGGAGCGCCAGCGGCCCGCCCGGCTGTTGAACCGGCAACATCCCGGGTGCCCCAGTTTCCTGCGAGCAGACGGACGGGCCATGCGGCGGGTTACTCCGGAGGGCGCCGGACGCCACGGAGACGAGCCCTCGCCGCAGTGGGCTCGCACGTTCAGGATGCCAGGCGCACGACCGCCCCGGCCTCAAGGAGGCGCGGGGCGGAAGGCGTTGCACTGGTTCGCGGGCCAGCGCGTCTGGCAGCCGATCGGACGGTCCCCGGGGACCGCACTGCCACCGTCAGGATGCCACGTCCCGACGGCGCGTCAGCCGACCGCGCAGTACGGCCCGTATGCGGGCGAGGAGTCCGGGCCGGCGCCTGGGTTCCGTACAGCAGGTGCCGGTGCACGCGTCGTCTTCGTCGATGCCCTCGATGGTCACGGCTACTGTTCCTCGCTGGTGGGCTGGTTCTTCACGGTTGTTCGCGCGGGTTGTTCAGCGGGGCCTTGGATCGCGTCGTGGAGTTCGACGAGCCGACGGTCCCACCAGCGGGCCATCGACGTTCCGAGGGCCGGGGTCCCGGCTTTCACCCACTGCTCGTACAGGCCGATCACGCGGGTGACGGTGTCCTCGGCGCTGCGGTGGAGGGCGGCGAGGACGCGGGCCGTCGTCTCGATGTCGGTCGCTTCGGTCGCTGCCGGGTCGTTCGGTTCGGCTTCTTCGGTCCTGGGTGAACGGCTCGGGTTGTTCACGGTTGTTCGCTCCGGTTCTTCGGCGTGGTGTCGAGCATCTGGACTTCCGGGTGCACGGTGGCGACATGCTCATCCATCAGCTGGCGCGGGATGAGCGTCGGGGACGACTCACAGAGCGGGCACGGGTCGCGGAGGATGGGCTCGCCCTCGACGGCGTTGCTGCTGATCCGCATGCCGACGCCGGGGAACTCGGCGGTCAGGTGGTCGCGGAGGCTGAGCGCCGACGTGTTGGCGGTGGTCGGGTCGGGGCTGGTGAAGTCGACGCGCAGCCACGGTTCGGGCTGGGCGATCGCGGGGGCCACGCTGTCGAGGGCGGCCACCGTCGGGCACGGGTAAGGCACCCACCAGCCGACGCGCTGCGGCTGGGTCCCCTCCTGGGTGCAGGTCTGGCAGTACGACGGGCCGCTGTCGTCCGCGATGGGCTGATGCAGCTGGCGGACGGAGGCGAGGACGGCTTCGAGTTCCTGAACTCGTCCCGCGTAGGAGCCGGCCGCCGCGTCCGCGGACTCGGCTTCGGTGTAGCGGCGGAGTTCGGCGGCGAGGCGTTCGGTCCGCTCGTCGTAGTCGGCGAGTTCAGCGGTCAGCCGGTCGACCTCGGCGTACAGCTGGTCGAGGCTGGCCTTGGTGTGCTGGGCGAGGGGGATGCGTTCGGTCACGGGGTGTCCTTCGTCGGCTCGGTGAGGGCGGTACGGACGGCGTCGAGGACTTCGCCTGCGGTCGGGATGTCGAGGCTGCCCCCGCCGGGGGTGATGACGCCGCGCCCGTCGAACGAGGCGAGCGCAGCCCGGACGCGGACGAGGCGCTGTTCAGCGTCCGACTCGCATTGGTGATGCCTGCCGCCCCAGACGCGGCGACAGGTCTTGCACCAGGCTTCCGCGGCGCCGATGTCGAGGTGATCGGTGAACGCACTGAGTGCCGTGTCGGCGAGGTCGAACTCGGTCGCGGCGAAGATCGATCCGACCGCTCCGCCGGGCTGGAACGGCGCGGGAACGACGGCCTGTTTGATGCGGGCGATGAGCGCGGCGGCCAGGTGGTCGCGCAGAACGGTGGAGACGGGCCGGTGTTCTTCCGGTTGGTCGCAGCACTGGTCGAAGCCGCCGTGGCAGTCGGACTCGGTCTCGCCGCTGGCTGGGCAGTAGTAGACGGTGGAGCCGGGCTTGCAAATGTGGGCGTCGTCGGGCTTGGTCACGTCTGGTCCTTCGGGTCGTCGAGGGCGGTGTTCAGCTCGGCCAGGCGGGCGTCCCACCATCGCGATACGGGCGTGCCGAGCGGCGGGGGCCCGGCCTTCACCCACCGGGCGGTGAGGGCGCGCACGCGTCCGTTGGCGGCTTCGGCGCGCCGCCGGGGTTCGCGTTCGTGGCAGTGGGCGAGGGCGTCGCGGAGTTCGGCGTTCTCCGTCTCGGCACGGTCGAGTTCGTCGTACAACTGGTCGAGCTGGTCGCTGGTCATGTCGTCGAGCGGGATGCGGTCGTTCACAGGTACTCCCCGGAGATCGGGATGGTGACGATGCGGCAGCGGCCGGGGAGGCGTTGGCCCCACAGATCGTTTTGCATGCGGGGCAGGTAGCGGGTGCCGGCCGGGCGCTGTCGTGGTTGCCGGTCGGCCGCGGGCCAGTCGGTCATGCAGTCGTCGAAGGTGAGCTGCCCTTTCACGCCGCCTCCGTCCGACACCAGGGCCCGTCGTCGTCCCCGTCTTTGGGTTCGGGGTCGGCGACGTAGGGCGAGTCGTCGTACAGCGCGGCCTTCCGCTGGGGTCCGAGGAGGCGGGGTGTGAGGGCGGCGAGGACGGGGTGGGTGGTGCGGGTGAGCGTGGCCAGGTCGGGGAGGGGCGGGAGTGGGGTACGGGTGGTCACTGCTGCTCGCCTCCGTTGATGGTTCGGGCCAGACCGATGGCGCGCCCCATGACGTCGCAGGCGTAGTCGTCGCAGGCCGGGCGGTCGTGGTCGTGGGCCATCTCCGGGTATTCGCGGGCCCATTCGGCTGTGGCGTCGAGGAGTTCGCCGAGCGCTTCGACGACGGCCGGGTGCAGGTGTACTGCGACGGTGTGGGCTGCGACGGTCTGCGAGGAGGGGCGCAGGGTACGTGCGGCGGCAGCGAGTTCGTCGGCGGCCGTGGTCATCGCTGCTCACCGCCGTCCGTCTGTACACGCCACGCCTTGGGGTCGTGCTTGTGGTCGCGGTCGGGCATGACGATCTGGTCGCCGCGCAGGCCGTGGCCGATGACCATGCCGGGCCTCAGCCATGGGTTGCCTGCGGAGGTGCCGTTGCAGTCGTCGGCTGGACCGCAGGGGTCGCCTTCGTGGCGGCCGTGGCGGCAGCGGTCGAGGTCGGTGAGGATCTTGACGAGGCCGGCGGTGTCTGCCAGAGACTGCCCCATCAGCGTGTCGGTGACGGCCTGCTCGGCGAGCGCTACGTGGGCGGCCATGAGAGCGTCGCGCGTCTCTGCCCCGCCTTGCTGCGCCTGCTGCTCGTCCTGCGCCTCGTCGGCCAGGCGGCGCAGTTCGTCGGCGACGCGGAGGATGCCGACGTTCTCCGACACCTGCGCGGGCTTCCGGGCCCCCGTCGCGGGCTCGAACTGGCGTAGGGACTGGGCGATGTCGGCGGCTTCGCGGAGTACGGCGGCCCGGTCGGCGGCAGGCGGCAGCACGGCCGCGTTTCGTCCCGCCTCGTTCATGAGCTGGATCGCCCGGATCGCCGTCCAGGTCGCGGTGTCGGTACCGGCGGGGATCGGGCCGAACAGGGCGGCCAGCACGGCGTCGGCCTGGGCCAGGAACGTCTCCCGGTCCATCGCCAGCGCCTGCTGCCAGATCTGCTTGTGCGGCCACTCGTGCCGGTACAGCGCCTCGGCGATCCGCTCCCGCAGTCCGGCCCGGTCAGCGGCCACCGGCGGCACAACAGGCATGGCGGCAATCTCGTCCAGGCCGAACCCCTCACGGGCGAGACTGCCCACCATCGGATCCGCCTCATCAGCCATATGCCGGAGCGCGGTCCCGATCTCCTGCACGGTGAGGCCGTCACGGAAGTGGGCGTCGCGCAGGAAGTCGGCGGCTTCGAGGAGGTGAAGGGCGCGCAGTCGGTCGGGTGTCGGGTGGGTGGTCATCGGGTCCTCCGGGTCGGGATGATGGGTGGGCCGGCCGCCGTTGTAGGGCAACGGCGGCCGGTACTGCGTGGGTGGTCATGCGATGCGCTTGCGTCCGGCGTCGGTCGCGGACACCCGTTGTCCGCCGGCGAACTGTGACTTGATGTCGATCAGGCCGGCCTTCTGGAGCGCCATCCACGTGTCGATCGACGCACGCCGCCCGTCGCGGCCGAGGCTCCACACGCGTCGGCCGCCGCCGTTGTAGATCGGCGCCGGCTTCTCCTGCTTGGCGATCTCTCGCAGTAGACGCAGCGCTGTCGGCCCATCGGCGGACGGCTTCGCCCGGGCCTTCTTCGCGGCCTGCTGCTCCGCGGCCTGCGCCTCCATCTGGACGACCAGCGCGCGGCCGGCCTCGGTGACGCGCACCGGCGCGGAGTCGTCGCCGCCGTCGTCGACCAGGCCGTGCCGGTACAGCGGGCGGAACGTGCCCTGGTTGTAGGCGGCGAGGGTGTTCGGGTGCGAGAAGCGTCCGCGTCCGACGTACTGGAATTGGACGCCGGTGCCCTTGTCGTACTTGGCGATCTCTCGCAGAAGCCTCTGCGAGGCGGGGCCGAGGTCGGTCATGTGCTGCTCCTGTGTCGTCGGTAGCCGGATGGGTCAGAGGTCGTCGTCGGTGTCGCCGGGTGTGACGATGTGCCGGTTGGGTGGCTGGTGTCCGGCGGGGAGGATGCAGCCGGAGCCGGGGGCGTCGTCTTCGCCGAACGTGCACCAGCCGGGGTCCGTGGCGGTGTCGGTCCCGGAGTCCCCCACGCGCCCCGCTGTCGCCCTCTCGCCGGTCTCTCCTTCCCCGGCCGCCTCCGAGGGCTGCGAGGCGGCCAGCGGGGCGACTGAGGGCGCAGGGGCGGCTGTTTCGGTCGAGGCCGGGTCGAGGGCTGCGATGGGCGGGCACGGCCACTCGACGGCGTAGGGCTTCCAGGCGGGACCGTCGCCGTCCTCGTTCTCGCAGGAGTCGCAGATGAAGCCGAGGCGCCGCTTCACGCAGAGGTCGTCACCTTCGTCGCTGCTCTCGCTGTGCTCGTCCTCGTAGTCGTCGGCGTTCGGGTCGCACCCGCAGCCGTCGGCGAGCTCGAACACCTCGATCTTCTGGTGCTCGTGGCGGACGATCAGGTGGGGATACGTGGCGGCGATGTTCTGGCGCAGCCGGTCGCACAGTTGCTCGGCGGACTCCGGCTCTCCGGTGACCTGGCGTCGACCGCCGGGGGTGAGCGGTCGCATCCAGAGGGCGAGGCCGACGGCGGCTTCGGCTTGGAGGGCGCGGCGCTTCCAGTGGGCGAGCTGCTGTTCGGTGAGCGGTTCGGGCTGGCTCATCGGGTTTCTCCTTCGGGGTGGCGGGTTAGGGCGCGGGTGGTCATGCGGCCGGGTTGCCGAAGAGGCTTGGCGTTCGGCCGAGTTCGTCGAGCCAGCCAGCGAGACGGGCTAGGTTCTTCTCCGGGCCGAACGCCAGATAGGTGCCGTCCGCGCTGTCGCATCCGAACCACTCGGCGGTCCGCAGCCGTTGGCGGGAGTTCACGCGGCCCATGTGGACGCCCTTGCCGCGTTCCTTCGCTTCTCGGGCCAGGCGTTCGGCGACGGGCCCGGTCTTCCACTCGGTGGACCCGGCGATGAACAGGACGTCGAAGTCGCCCCACGGCAGGCCGAGGAGGTCGCATCCGTCCTGCGCGGCGAACGCGGCCGGGATACCCAGTTCGCGGATGCGGGCCAGCCACGGCAGGGACTCGGCGAGCGTGCCCGCAGCGTCGAACGGCACGTCCGGTGCGACAGCCCACAGGCAGCGGTCGGCGCCGTAACGGTCCACCGTGCGCGTCAGCCAGTCGAACCAGGCGTCTGCGCCGGGCCAGCCCTTGCCGAACTTGCCGTTGTCGCACGCGTACTCGGCGCCGTCCGGGATGACGTTGCCTTGCGCCGGGGTCGTCATGCAGCCGATGAGCCCGGCGCTCATTGCGGCCCGCACGTCAGGCCCCGAGGGAGTGCCGAGGTACAGCACGGCGCACCTGCCGGACGGTCAGGACGAGGAAGACTGGCAGGGCCGTGGCCCACAGCACCTTGCCGACCAGCTGGCCGCCGACCGACTGCACGGTGACGGGGAATCCGGCGAGGGCGAGGAACGCATACGTGTCGACGATCGCGCCGACAAGCCCCGAGAGCAGCGCCGCCCGCGCCCACCCGCGGTCTCGTAGCGGCGTGTACACGGCCATGTCGAGGAGTTCCGCGAGGAGGAACGCCACGGTGGACGCGACAGCGAGGGCGGGCGACGTGACCGCGGTGAGGGCTGCGCCGGCCGCGATTCCGGCGAGGACCCACCGCCAGCCGCACACGTCTTGCACGACGTCGCGGAGGAGGAGGGCGGCGCCGGCGGCGTAGGTGCCTGCGGTGGCGGTGAGGCCGAAGCCCATGGAGGCGAGGCCGTAGTGGGTGGTGAGCCAGTTCGCGGCGGTGATGCAGAGGATGAAGGCGGTGATCGCCGTGATGCGGCGGGTGGTCATGTTCCGTCCTGTCCTGTTTTGGCCTGGTTGGCCGGGCTGGCGGTTGGGGTGGGGTGCGGTCCTGTGCGGTCAGCTGCCGTCGACCCGATACGCGGCGGCCATGCCGCCCTCAGGTGCAGGCCAGCCCCACAGGAGTCCGTAGGGCTTCTGGCGGGAGACGAGGCCGACGGTGTCGGGGCTGTTGCAGGTGCCGCCCTTGCGGTGCTTGTCGAAGGCGGACAGGGAGCTGAATGTCCGGTGACAGCACGAGGCGTGTGAGCGTTCGTTGCCGGTCCACCACTGGCCGCAGGCGCCGTGGACGATCGCGTTCTTCGGGATGCCGTCGCATCCGGGGGTGGGGTGTGCCATGGGATTGCCGTTTCTTGCGTGAAGGGAATTGGTCAGGAGCGATCGGGAGTGTGAGTGCGACCCGTTGCCGGGTCGGGGGGCTGTACGGCGGTCAGGTGCGGCGGGCGCGGTTCAGGTACCGACCGGTCCCCCTCGGGTGGCGGCCTGGTCCGTCTTCGGCGGCCACTCCCCGGCGGCGATCTGGCCGTGGCGGACATCGAGGAGTCCGCGCAGGGCACTGGCCTTGTCGGCGTAGCGGCGGCTGGTGGCGTCGGCTTCACGAATGGCCAGCTCAATGGCTTCGGGGCTGGCGTGAATTGCGAATAGGGGGTCAAAGCGGGCGTTCACGGTTCGTCCTCTGTTGTCCTGGTTGGGGTGGCCCGCGTGCCGGGTGGTTGGCGGGATCCGCGCGGTGTTGATCGCCGAGGTCAGGCGGGGGTGTCGTCGTCGGCGAACAGGCTGGGCTGCGGTTCGGTGTTGCCGCGGGCTTCCCACTGGCGCCGGTATCGCTCGACTTCGCCGGCGCACTCCTGCCGGGCGTGGAATACGGCGGAGTTTTCGGGGAGGTCGGGCCGCCACAGGTTCGGGCCGGGGAAGCGGTGCGCGTCCTGCCTGTGGGTGACGTACTCGCCGCAGCCCAGGCAGTGCCCGGCCGGGATGTCCATGAGCGCCTCGTTGCGGGCCGCGATCCGGTCGGCTTCCCGTTCGGCTTCCTGGTGGCGGCAGGGCGGGAGTTCACCGCAGGCGACGCACACCGAGTAGTGCTCGGGCAGGACGTCCCAGGAGTGGCCGCCGGGTGCGATGAGGTGGACCGGATCGGCCTTGGGGTCGGCGACGGGTACGAGCTGGATGGCGAAGGGCCGTTCACGCCAGGTGGCGCGCTCCGGTTTGTCGCCGCGCTTCCAGCGCTCCCACAGCGTGACCTCGTCGGCGAACCGCATCTCGTGCTTGTCGCCCCACAGGTCGTCGGGCCGTTCGTCGACGGAGACGACGCGGTGGGGTGCTCGTTCCCAGACGACGAGGACGCCGGGGGCGAGCTGGACGTAGTCGGCGAGGATCTGCTTGTCGTCGATGCGCCGTTGCTGGCGGCGCATGGCGGATGAGGCTTCGCCGGCCCAGTTGATGGTGGCGCGGGGCGGGTGGACGCCTCCGTGTTTGGTGGGCTGGCCTACGTACCAGCGGGTCATCGGGTGGCCTTTCGTGCGTCGGGTCCGGTGGGGTGGGCGTGGGCGGTGGTCTAGTCCTGCGCGGGTCGGCTGAGGTGCTTGCGGGCGCGGGCGATGGCGGCTTGCTCGTGGAGCTGGGCGGTGAGGTTCCGGTCGAACAGGTTCTGGTTCGCGGTCGGCTCGGGCGGGATGGCGCGTCCGGGGACGGTCTGCCATCCGCACGTCCAGGTGGCCCGGCAGTTGGGGCAGCGGTAGGCGGCGATGAACCCTTCGGCTCCGTCGCGGAGCGCGGATTCGGGGAAGACGTCGTAGGTGGGGCAGTTCTCGCAGGCGTCTGCGTAGAGCGGGTTGTGGTCGGTCACCAGATGGCTCCTGTCTCGGAGTTGCCGGAGAGGTCGGCGTCGATGGGGCGGTAGGAGATCCACGGCCATTTCTCGCCCTGCTTGAGGAAGCGGGGCCAGTTGCGTTCGTCGCGCATTCCGCGCCAGGGCAGGAAGCGCCGGCCGCGGGCGCCGTCGCCGTCTTCGGCGGATTTCTCGTCTTCGACGGGGCGTAGGCCGAAGCCGAATTCGGGCCAGCGCATCCACAGGGAGGAGCCGACGGGGCGCAGGGTGCGGTGTTGTCCGAAGCCGTTGTGGTGGGGTGCGTGGGCTTCCATGAAGACGGCGCAGCCTGCGGTGGCGCGGGCTTCGTCGAGGACGACGGAGACTTTGCGGGCGTGCTCTTCGCTGTTGGGGTCGCCTGCGTGGAGCCGGTAGATCGGGCCGATGATCAGCAGGTCGGGTTTGAAGTCTTCGACGCGGCGCATCACCCAAGACCGGTCTTGCGGGCGGGTGAGGTCGAGGCCTTCGGGTCGGCAGCGGATGTGGAACTGGCCGCGGCGGATGGGCTGGTCAAGGCTTTCGGCGGCGGCGAGCAGGGGCCGGTATTTGCGGCGGGAGGCAGATTCGCCGTTCTCGCAGTCGAGGGTGAGGACCTTGATCGGGTCGATGGTCTTCCAGGTTTCGAACGGGTGGATGCCTGCGGCGAGGGTGATGGCGATCTGCCGCAGCAGGACGGACTTCCCGCCGCCTTCGCCCGCAGTGAGGATGAGGCGGTCCATGCGTTCGAGGAGGCCGGGGACGATCCAGTCGTAGGTGTCTTCGTGCTGGACGAAGTCGAGGATGTCCTCGGTGGGCATGTCGTCTTCGTCGGCGGTGCGGTCGCGGAGTTCGCGGCTCATGGCGACGGCGCGTTCGATGAGTTCGCTGGTTTCGCCGTCGGGGCTGTAGCCCATCTGGACGAGGCGGGTGCCGAGTTCGATGAGCGCGCGGCGTAGGCCGCGGTCCTGGACGATGTCGGCGTAGTACTCGCCGTTGGCGGCGGTGGGTACGGTTTGGACGAGTTCGAACAGGTAGGGCTGGCCGCCGACCTTGGCGAGTTCGCCGCGGTCGGCGAGGTATTTGCCGAGGACGATCTGGTCGATGGGCTGGCCGGCGAGGAACATGCTGGCGATGGCCCGGTAGATCGTGCGGTGTTGGGGTTCCCAGAAGGCTTCCTCGGCGACGGCGGCGAGGACTTCGGCGCATGCCCGCTTGGACATGATGCAGGCGCCGAGGGCGGACTGTTCGGCGGCGACGTCCTTGGGGGGCGTGCGTCCGAATGGTCCGGGTTCCTCGTACTGGTCGGTCACTAGAAGATGCCTTTCTCGGCGTAGTACTCGTAGCTGGTCTTGGGCTTGGCGCGGCGGACGATGTCGGCGGGCATGACGAACTTGGTGGTCTCGCGGTAGTGGGCGCGTAGTGCGTCGCGGGCGGCCGTGAGGGGGATGTCGTCGAGGACCATCTGCCAGGCGCGGACGTCGGATTCGCCGATGGTGCGTCGGTCGATTCCGGCGGCGATGGCGAGGAGTTCGGCGGTTTCGGCGAGGGTCACGCGGGCTCCTGGCTGGCGTTGGGTCCGGCGTCCAGGGCCCGCCGTTCTTCCTCGCGGAACTTCGCAGCGAGGGCGAGTCCAGCCGCGACTCGCTGGTCTGCGGTGGAGCCGCGCATCTGCACGACGTTGTCGACTGGCTGGCGGATCTCGGAGAAGGCGAACTGGAGGGTGCCGGGGCTAACGGGCTTCGAGAGGGAGCCGAGTCGTTCGAGGGCTCGCCATAGCTCGTTGGAGTCGGTGCCGTTGGCGAGGGTGTCGGCGATGACCTTGCGTACCTGGCGCCGGTTGTAGGCGTTGCCGGTGCGGTAGCGGTCGAGGAAGGCGTCGGTCATGCGGTCGGGGATGTGCCTCTCGCCCGTCTGCGTGACGGCGGGTTCGGCTGACCGATCACCGGGGGGGTAGGGGGGGTCCTCTTCCCTTCCCTTCCCTTCCCTTCCCTTCCCTTCCGTCAGTGAATGGTTCAGTGAATAAATGTCGCCGTCGGTAGCCGTAGAGGGCCCTGAAATCCACGGAGCGTCAGATTCCTTCACTGAATCATTCAGTGAATCGTTCATCACGGATTGGTGACTGTTCACTGAACGGCTCAGTGCGTCGCTCACGGACTCGTCGATTCCGGCGAGGCTCCGGGGCGGGAAGAACTCCTCACCGTCCGGCGAGTCGCGGCGGCTCTTGTTGCATGCCTGGTGTGTGGCCCGGAGGTTGGACGGGTGGTCGGAGCCGCCGGCCGCCTGCGGCGTGATGTGGTCGATCGACAGGTTGTGCGCGTCGTTCACCACGGGCAGGCGCGGGATGTCCAGTCCGCACAGCTGGCAGACCCAGCCGTCCCGGCGGGCGTACATCTCGCGCACTCTGTAGTTCTGGAGAGAGGGCGGCGGGAGCTTGCTCTTCTGCGGCCGGTTGATCCGCTGGTGCTTGCGGAAGTTGACGACCACGGCCATCTGCTGGCGGGCGACGCCGCCGATGAACGGGAAGACGAGACCGGCCTCCGCGAGCATGCCCATGAGGGTCTCGACGTCCTTCAGGTTCAGGTCGTCGTCGTACATGAAGGTCTGAGCCTTGATGTACGCAGGTGTCCAGCGCAGCAGCCCCTCGTCGTCGGCCATGTTGAAGGTCGAGATGAAGAGGAGGCGCGCATCCCGGGGCAGGAGTCCGACGACCTCGTCTTCCCAAAACTCCGGCTTGACGGTGCGGATGCGTGGCATTCAGGTTCCTTAAGTTCGTGCTGGTCAGGGCATGTCGGGATAGCGCCCCTTTCAGGGCGGGTCGGGATCTTGCCTGACTTGACCATCATAGCTAAGAAAGCGAACTCGCGGTGTTGTGGGATGTAGCGAATCCGCTACTCTGTCGATATGGCGACCACCCGCACCGAGCACAGGGCGAAGATCGCCGAGGCGCGGAACGTCCTCGGCGAGGTGATCTCGCGCGCCCGCTACGCCGACGAGCCGACGATCCTGGTCAACCGGGGCAAGGAAGCGGCGGTGATCGTCAGTCACCCCTTCTACGAACAAGCCCTCGCCGACCGGGCGTTCATCGAGCGGCTGCGCGGCATGGCCTCGCTGCCCGTAGAGGTCTCGCCCGAGGAGCGGCCGGCCCTGCTGCAACGCGCGCGCATCGTCTACGAGGCGCTGGAGTCCGCAGAGCGCGACGTCAACGCCGCCCGCACCATCGCCGAGTCCTGACACCCTTCTCTCCTCCCTGCCCCGCACCGTCCGTGCGGGGCGTCGTGCTGCTCGGCTGTGGTTCAGCGGTTCATGAGCCGCAGCCACCGCTGCGGTGTGCGGTCCCGGAACAGGACGACCGGGTCGACGACCGTCACGACCCGCGCCGACGCGCACGACCAGGACAGGCCGGGCGTCGCACAGTCCGGATCGGGTTCCAGCTCCCCGTCGGGCTTGACCTCGTAGAGGGCGCCGTCGGGGTAGAACGCCGCGTACGAGCGGCCCACGTCGCGGCCGGCCGTCACGTACACGACGTCGCGGCGTTGCGCGTGCGGGGCGTTGTCGGCGGCGGTGACCCACTGCGACACGGTGCGGTCGGTGCCGGTGGTGTCGGGCGGCAGGATGAGGGCGCCGGGCTTGAGGCCGGGGATGCCGCCGTGGAAGTAGCGGGCCATCAGCCGGCGCTCCTCTGCGACAGCCGGTGCAGGTCCGCCGCATCACCCAGGAGCGCGCACACCGACTCGGTGAACAGGTCGGGCCCGGCTTCCAGCGCCGCCCGGAAGAGGGCCGGGGTCATGTCCTTGTCGTCGTTGGCGTAGGCGATAAGGAAGCGGACGGCGAACGTCTTCGCCGGGTCGGCGTCCAGGCCGCCGGGCTTCAGCTCCTCGATCATCCACATGTCGCCCGCGGCGAGGTTCGGTTTGTCGCCGAGCACCTTGACCATGGCGCGCTTGGCGATCTCGGCGAAGCCGCAGCAGGCCGAGTACATGTCGAACGGGTCGCCGCTGGTGCCGATCTCGTCGAGGGCGTCGGCGGTCCGGTCTGTGTCTTTGAGGAGGGCGAAGGAGAGGGCGTCCATGGTGAGGCGGGCGAGCTGGTCGCGTTCCATCAGGCACCCGCCTTCGGGATGCCGCCACCACGTCCGCGCAGCGTGACTTTCGCCAGCAGGAGGAGCGCCCTCGCGCCCCCGTACGAGCGCCCCATCTGCTGTGCGACGGAGCGGATCGTGGCGCCCTGCGCGTACAGGGCGGCGGCTTGTTGTGCGGCGGCGGTGCGGGCTTCGCCCTTGAGGTAGGTGGTCACGGTGTTGCCTTTCTGGCTGGTGGTGGGCCGGACCCGGGTCTCGCACCGAGGGGGAGGTAGCGCGAGACCCGGGCCCGGGTGGCGGTCGCGGCAGGGGGGATGCCGGAGCCGCCCGTCAGGTGGTCTCAGGCGCTGTCGTCGCGCTCGTCGTCGCTGAACGCGTACAGCCCGGACGCCGTACCGCGCGCGACCATGTGGCCCGCGCTCGTCATGGACGCCTCGGTCTTGCGGCCGGAGTACGAGAGGGTCGTCGCCGCACGGATTCCGATCCCTCCGGCCGCCTCGAAGGCGTCCTGGTCGGCGCCGAGGAACACGAACTTCCAGCCGTACTCGTCCTGCTGGCGGGTAATGAGCTTCTTCACCGCAGTCTTCGTGTACTCGTGGGAGGCGTTCTCGTGGCCGTCGGTGAGGATGACGACGATGACCTCTCCCGGCCGGTCAGCCTCTTCGGTGCCGTCGAGGTGTTCGCCGACCGCGGTGATGGTGCGGCCGACCGCATCGAGGAGGGCGGTCGCCCCGCGCGGCCGGAGCTTGAACGCGGGGACGTCGGCGAGGGGCTTGCGCTCGTACACGGCCTCGTACTGGTCGTCGAACTGGTAGAGGCTGACGGTGGTCTGGCCGGGCGCCTCGGTCTGGGCTTCGAGGAACGCGGCAAGTCCGCCCTCGGTGTCGGTCTTGACGGCCTGCATGCTGCCGGAGCGGTCGAGGATGACGGCGATGTGGCGCAGGTCTGGGTTGGTCACGGAGTTCTCCTGGATGGTTTCGGGTGGCTCAGCGGTCGATGCAGCCCGGATACGCGGACCCGCGGCGGCAGTTGTCGTACACGTACGACGGCACCTCGAACTCGTGGTCGCCGCCCTGCTTGTCGCGGGTGGTCAGCTCGTACTCCGTGTCGCAGGACTGGTGCGTGCGCCGCTTCTTGCCGGAGCCGGTCGTGGTGGTGTGGCAGTCGCGGTCCTTGTCCTTCGCGACGACCTGCCCGGCCGGGCCTTGCTCGTGGTCACTGCCGCAGCCGGCGAGCGCGGTGAGGGCGAGGGCCGCCGCTCCGAGGGCGGCCAGGGCGCGCCTCACGCGAGAATTCCGGCAGCGCGGGCGGCGCCCAGCCATCCGGCGAACTCGCCGGTGATGCCGTCGTACAGCTGGCCGTCGGTGACGGCGTGCGGGTTCGCGGCGTGGAAGAAGCTCGCGTTGTCGACCGCGCGGCCGGTCAGGTCGTCGAGCCTCTCCAGGAACTCGACACGCCCGCCGAACCCGACGAACGCCCAGAAAATCGGCAGCTTGGACGCCTCGCGCAGGGCACGTTCGACGGCCTTCCGGCTGTTGGGTTCACCGTCCGTCTGGAAAATCACCAAGCCGGGGTCGGTGGCGCCGGACTTCTGGTACTCGGCGATCGCCGCGTGCATGGCGGCGACGTAGTCCGTGCTGCCCCAGTGGACGCGCGGGTGGGTGGTGTCGACGAGCCCCGCATAGTTGTCGAGGCGGATGTCGTCGTACTGCTCGACGTACGAGCCGAAGAAGATGAGCGGCACGGCGCCGTCGTCGTCGAGGTTCACGGACAGGCCCAACGCCTGGCTGGCGAGGCGCTGGACGGCGCCGTTGCCGTAGTAGGGGGCCATGCTGCCGGAGTGGTCGAGGACGAGCTGGACGGCGGCGCGCTGCCCGTCGAGACCGTTCTTCTCCAGGGAGACGGCGGCAGTCTTGGCGAGGGAGACGAGGCCGGGGGCCTGGTGCTCGATCTTGGTGAAGTCGATGGTCATGGTGCTTTCCTTTCGGTCAGGGCGCCCGCCGAGGTCGGATCGGCGGGCGCTCGCTGGTCAGGTCAGGTGAGGGCTACGGCGAGGGCCGCAGCCGCGAGGCCGACGACCGTCGACCACAAAGGGCTCGCGCCCGCCGCCCAGGCGATGGCGTAGAAGGCGGCGCCGAAGATGAGGCCGGTCGTGAAGCGGCGGCCCCTCGCGCCGACACCTTCAGGTCGGCTTCCTCGGCCCGCTCCGTACGGTCCGCGACATGCGCCGGCCGCACACACCCGCGCAACTCGCACGTTCGCTTCACATCGCCCTCGGGCCAGTGGCCGCGGTCGAGATAGAAGGCGAGCCGGTTCGAGGTGGCCGCCACGCCCGTGAAGTGGACCGTCTTCGGGCCCGTCCACAACAGGTGCTCGCCGTGCTCCTGGGTGCAGTCCGCCCACACCTGCTTGAAGGTGCGGCCCGCGACCGGCGCGCGGGTCGGGGCGGTGCCGGTGAAGTCGTCGACGTTGATCTCACGTGCTGCCGCGTGGCGCTTCAGGCGGCGCCGTTCGTCCTCGGACAGGCCACCCCATACGCCCGCGTCCTGCCCGGTCTCCAGCGCCCATTGGAGGCACTGACCTTCCACCGGACAGCGACGGCAGACGGCCTTGGCCTCCTCGATGACGGCCAGCCAGATGCCGGTGCTGCCCAGCGGGAAGAACAGGTCTGGATCTTCCGTGCGGCAGGCGGCCGACTTGCGCCAGTCGGCGGCGGGCTCAGCGTCGGGGACCTGCCCCGTGTAGCCGCTCACGAGGCCACCGCCTGACGTTCGGCGCGCTTCTGCTCGACCTTGCATGCCTCGCAGTACGCCGTGCCGTCCGTCTCGTACCGGCCGTGCTCGGCCTGGTCGTGGCCGTGGCGGCAGAACGGCTTCCGCACCTGGCCGCCCATCACGTACCGCAGCTGCTCCCTGATCCGGATGCGGCCCGCCTCGTCGACGACATGGTCGGGGGCAACGCAGTGCTTCAGCCCGCAGTCGGCGATGGTGTAGCCCACCGCGTCGCGGCCGTGCTTGATACGGAAGGCGACGGCGGCCGGACTGTAGCTGGCCTCCTTGTAGCGCATGGTCGGGCTGCCGCTGGTCGACTGGCGTTCGCCGGTCCACTCCACGTGGCCGCCGTCGGCAGGCCGGGTGTGGCTGGCCCACTTCTCTTCCAGGGTGCGGGCCTGCTCGGCCGGGACGTACGGGATGCCGGCCTCGCCACGGATGCGGCGTACGGCCGCCCGGTCGACACCCAGCATGCGTGCGATGGCACTGCTGCTGTGCTCGGCGAGCAGTGCCCGGATCTCCGTGTCGCGCGGGTGGGTGCGCGGCTTGGGCTTGATGGTCGCCTTGCCGAACCGGCCGGCCTTGCGCATGGCGGAGATGGACTGGATTCCTGCGCCGGTGCGTCGCCGGATCTCCCGGTCGCTGTGGCCGTCCGCCAGGAGTTCGAGGATCTCCCGCGTCTTGGGGTGCGGCGGGCGCCGGTACGTCGACCGCGGGGCCGGTCCGATCCCGGTCTCTTTGCGGACGCGGGCGACGACCTTCGGTGGGGCGTTCAACTGCTCGGCGATGCGGCTGTTGTTGAGGCCCTCGGCGAGGAGTACCCGGATCTGCGGCTCCATCGGGTGGGGCTGCCGCTTGTACGGGCCGCGGGCGGCGCTCATCCAGCCACCCCCGCGAACAGGTCGAGCTGGACCGCCTCGGCCACGACGGTGGTCGACACCTCGGGCGCCTTCCGGTGGCAGCCGCACGTGCACCGCTGACGGCACGGCTTCCCGGACAGCCACACCCAGGCCAGGACGTTGCGACCGTGCATCAGCCGGAAGGTGTGCCGGTCCTCCGGCGTCCGATGGGCGTACGGCTCGGGGAACGTCGCCGGGAACAGGCGACTGTTCTGGATGACGGTCTCGTTGACGGGGAACTCGCCGAGCAGGCATGCCCCGTGGCGGCCGGCCTGGCAGGGCAGGGAGGGCGGGCGCTGGCAGGCGCAGTGCAGGAATGGTTCCTTCAGTTCCGTGTGCTTCCGCAGCCAGATGGGCGGCCACACGTTCTCGCGGACCCAGATGGCCTGGTCGGGGGTCATCGCGTGTTCACCGCCTCGTCGAGCGGCCACACGTGGATGACGCACCCGGGCACCGACAGCACGTCGTCGGCGTCGGTCTCCGCGTACCACTTCCCGAGCCGCACGTACTCGACGACCCGCGCGTCGTCCTTCCAGACGACCCCGGTCAGCGCATCCTCCGTGGATCGGACGAGCTTCGACAGGTCCGGCATCCCGGCCGGCCGAGTCGGGGCCGTCTCGCGCAGGAGGTGGGCGTTGCGGCCGGTGCGGTAGTGCCCCTTGGGTCGGTCGAAGGTGAACGTCATCGCGACGGCGAGCGGCCCGTCGAGGACAGTCCAGTCGGGCAGGGCTTCGACGATGGCGAGGGCGGCGTGCTTGACGTCCGTCCGCCACGGCTTCACCTTGGCCGACGACTCGACCATGATTCCGCGGCCGACGTGTCGCTTCGATCCTTGCGGTGCGGGCAGGCCGTGGACGGTGATGGTGATGGCGGGCTCAGCCACGCCTGTTGCGACGTCGGCGCAGATGATGGCGGCCGGGATGTCGCAGCCGAGCAGGATGGCGGTCACGCCTGGTCCCCCTTCTGGTGGTCGCGGGCGGCGTCGTAGAGCCGCTCCCGTCCGGCAGCCCACTGCGGGTCCGTCGCCGGGTCGAAGGGGCGAGACAGGTACAGCAGGTCCAGGTCGTCGGCGTCCTCGATCTGCTGCGGGGTCATCTGGCCGGGGCCCGGCTTGGCGCCGGCGGGGAGGTCGACCCAGTCCTCCGTGGTGAAGTCCCACGCCCGCGGAGGCTGCGGCTGCCTGGCGGGGGCGGGCCTGCCCGCGGCCCGGCACAGGGCGAACGCGAAGAACACGGCCACCAGGAATAGGACTGCGGCGATGAGCCCGCAGGCGGTGAGGGGGCTCACGGCGTCCATGTCCGGCCTCCCTGCGCCCGCTCCAGGGCGATCCTGTAGACGGGCTCCTGCTCCCGCTCCCACAGGCCCATCACGTCGTCGATGGGCGTGACGACCGTGTCGTGGTCGACGTCGGGCGGGCCGGCGTCACGGACCGGGGTGAGTGCCCAGCGAACCAGCAGGACAGCGCCGACGAACACGGCGGACAGGACGGCCACACCGGCCTGCATGCGGTCGGTCATGATGAGACCGCCTTGTCCTGCTTCGGGAGCTGGTTGGCGGGCTGCCACGACGCGCTGCTCAGGACCCCGCCGGGCGGCATGCCGAGCGCGTTGTCCAGCTCCTTCTGGAGGTGGTCGGCGCGCTTCTCCGCCCGCCGGGCCCTACCCCTCCACTCGCCGTCAGCGGCCTCACGGGCCGCGTCGTCGAGGCGCTGCTGGAGTTCGGCCACCTGGCTTTCGAGCTGCGCCGCGTACTCGGGGTCCGACTCGGTGAGCTCGCTGATACGGCGGCCGAGTTCGAGGTTGCGGTCGTGGACGCGCCGGTTCGTAGCGTCGGCTTCGGCGAGCTGGCGGAGGATCTGCTCCCGGTTGAAGCGGGCGGTGTCGCGGTCCTTGGCGAACTGGGTGCGCTCGCCCCGGATGCGCTCACGGTCAGCCTTGACCGCGTCCAGCTCTGCCTGAAGTTGCCGTTCGCGGCGGGTGGTGAAGGGCCACATGGTGGTTCTCCCTCGTCGTGGCTTGTGGTGTGCTTGGCCGGGGCTGTCGACTTGGGATTCTCGAGAAGAGGTGATGCTGCCCGATCAACCCAGGGCGAACGCTGCACGAACGGAAATCAGACCTGGATTCTGGTACGGGTACCAGTCAAAACTCGCCTGCGGCCACAGGGCGAACGTGGTTCCCGAGACGATGGGCGAGAAGACCGTGAGTACGGTGCAGAGCAGTAGTCCCCCCCAAACGGACCACGGGAGTCCTCGACGGTTGAAGCGACTCCAAAAGAAGGAGTAGATCAATGTAGGGAAGACGCACGAAGCCGAAACACTGATCGAGAAGGCGGCCAGGAATTCAATCGGATATCGGTGGATGACAGCGGCCAGCGACAGGCCCACCGCGCAGACGCTGACGGCGGCCACGCGCAGTGCCCGCACCTCTCCGGTTTCCGTGCGGGGGCGCTTGCCATGCGCGAAC